GAGTCGGCCACCAGCATCAGTTCAGGATGATCCTCTGCGCGACAAGGCACATAGCCTTCGCGGAACTGTCTGCTGACATTGGTGTTATCCGCAGCATTCATCATGGATGTGCGAATCCAGCGATAGACATACCCCGGTTCCGGCTTCGGATCAGGGAGAATTGAAGGAGGTGCCCAAGAGGTGGGGCGAATTTCGTGTTCGCGCGTCTCAAGTTCACGGGGTGCGCGGTCATCCATGACCGTAATCCTTCAAATACTGAGCAACGTATTGCTCGGGAGTTAAGCCGAAGCGGCGCGCCAGGGTAACCTGGGATGGGGTTAGCTGCACTTTGCGGGTGTTCTGTGCCGTCCGCGTGACGGGGGCAACCACCGTAGAAGGCTGACGCCGGGGCGCAGCCTCCATTGTCCGACCGGTCGCAACTGGTTCCGGGTCAGATGGAGTAAAGTATTCCGAGAACCGGCGCTGAACGCGCTTGTTCAGCTCATCGAAATACTTGTCTGTTGTCGGGTCAATCTTATTGTCGCGGATCAGCACGTCGCTAACCGCATAAGCGTAACCCGTCATTTCTTTCTCAAGCTCTGAGCCGCCCTCGAACCATGGGTTCTTGTTTGCCCAGTCAACAACCTTTGCGTCAGGCTGTGGTTTCGGTTGAGGAATGTTATACTCAGGCTCAGGCGCAGAGAACGGCTGATAGTTAGCATACCGATCATGCTCATTGACAAGGCGCTGAAGGCGCTCCTGATCTTCAATGAACTTTTCAGTTTCGCCCGCTTCCCAGGCTTCTTTCATTGACCGCTTGGTTGCGGTGATGTCAGTCTCTGCCCGGTTCTTCGCTTGGTTGACAGCGAACTGCTCATTGCTGCCAGCAAGCTGCCGGTACTTCTTATTCTCATCTGCTAGCATGTTGGCAAGACGAAGAGCTTCGTCCCGTTCCTTGGCCGCAGCTTCCTTAGCGCGGCGTTCAGAATGCGTCTTAAAGGATAGTTCCTTAATCCGCTTCTTTACGTCATCGCTATAGCGAGAAATCTCTGAATCGGCGACATTGATGTCGTCGTCGTTGGCTGTGAACTCGGGGGCAAGCGGCCTGCCGCGATCAGCCTCTGGAGTGTCATCGACAATCTCGATTTCAAAATCGATATCATCATCTTTCTCTTTGTCGGTCATGCGCGCGCAACTCCACGAGGATCGTCAACCACAGCTTCAACCGTGTCGTCATTGATCAACCGGAACTCCCGGCCATGAATCTTGACGCGAGTGCCGCTGTAAGCGCGAAACACAACCCAATCTCCAACCTTACACCAAGGGCCTGTCGGAAACTTCTTCTCGTCCCCGTAAGCCATAGGTCCGGCCTTTAGAACAAAACCCACAACGGTTGCAAGGGTTTCGTTATTACGAACTTGTTCCGGCAGATAAACGCCGCCGTCTGTTTTCTCTTCAAGCTCGGGAAGGGCAATCAACAACTTGAAGCCAGAAGGATCAGGAAGCTGCGTTGCTCCCGTCACTTCTCCATCCGGCATTTTGATATCTACGTTTAGCATCTTAGTCCTTTGGCACACTGTTTGGGTCGTGTGATACCCGGCACCCACTATGGGCGATCAGTCTTCCTCGCTCAGCTTTTCAGCAAGATCGAGTAATTCCCTTTCAGCCTTGGCCAATCCCTCAATGATACCAGTATGGTATTTGTAATCGGCCCAGTCTGACGCGCCGCCACCAGCAACATGGTCGGCGTGTTCGTTCATAATATCACGGAACTTCTTACGCAGATAATCAAACGAGTTGTCGGTAACGGGCTTCATGAACGACCCTTCAACAAATCTGCGCCAGTTCTCATAGCTTCAAGGTGAATCTTAGCGTTGCTTATGTCAAGGTTCTGGTCATTAACTTGTTTTTGCGACGAAGCTTTGATGCCAGCATTCATCCCAGCAATCCGTTCCTGAGATGCAATACGCTCCACTTCGATCTGCTGTTGCTGCTGACGAAGCTGCACATCGGCCTGATCCTTGGCCTGCTTGCGCTGCACCTCAGCCTGCTTGTTCTGCATGTCCATCATCTGCGCCTGGACTACAGGGTCTTCCATCTTTTGCTTGTTCTGCTGCTGTTGGGCTTCAGATTGATCCTTCTGAAGAAGACGCTCCGCCGCATCAGCAATAAGCTTAGAGAGGGCAACCTCGATATCTTCCGGCAGATGTTCGTCAGGGGGCGGAAGCTCAACACCAAGCTGCTTCTCAATCTCCCTACGATATTGGAAGCCAATATGCTCAGCGATGTGAGCCGCTGCCGCAGCCTGCATAGTCCCCGCTTGAGGCGATTGCCCAACAAGCTGCATGATCTTAGGATCTTGCATGGCCGCCATATGAACTCTGATATGGGCTTCATGGTCCTGATAAAGGAACGCTTTGACCGGCTTGCCGTTAAGGATAGCCATGTTTTCAGAGACTGGGTCAACGGGCTTCTTATCCTTGTCAGAGGGAATGATCTTCCCAGGGTCTTGGATACCCAGCACAACAAGCATCTGCCGGTGAAGCTCTGGCAGATCGTACATCTGCGGCGCTTGCTGGGCTAGCTGGAGCGCCGCTTGATATTGTACCACACGTTGAGACAGAGACGCCGCATTCGGGTCTGTGACCGGAATCACATCGATCCGGCCATCATAGTCCTTGGTCCGGGTTGCCCCAGGTTCAGTCTCGTAGTCATACTCGCCTTCCATGTGGGTTTCGATGATATCCACAAGAAGGTCCAGCTCCTTCTTCATGGAGGCATGAAGCCGGGCCTGCACCGCAGACATGACCTTCATTGCCCTCTCCATGAGGGCTAGGGTGGTTCCTACCGGAGCCTGCTGGTTGGCATCGCCAATCTGGAGGTCGGCGATGGAGGCGAACCTACGGCCTTCCTCGACGAGGTTGCCCAGCAAAGACGCGAGGACTTGCGACGGCTCCTTGTAAGGCAGGAACGTAATGGAGTCTTTAATGGCTCCTGAAGGAACATCCACGTCGCGGAACTCGCCGGGCATCAGCGGCGTGCTGTCGCCTTTGATCCGCAAGCCGCGCGCCTTAAGGCCGGCCGGTAGGTTAGACAGTGTACCAGCATCAACAAGCTGGCGCAGGATGGACGTGGCGGACTTGGCGATACCACCAACCAGATGGATCAAGCCAAACGAATAGAAGCCAAACCCAGGGATGTAGTCATACTGAACGAAGTGCTGGCGCTTCAGCTTCAGCTCGTCGTCTTGCCTCCAGTTGCGGTAGACCGATAAGACCTTTCCGGTGGATTTTTCAACCGTGACAACGTACGGCAAAGCAATGCCGGTTGGTTCCCCGTCCTTGCCCAAATCTTCATACCCAGGCAAATCCAGGTCAACGTGCATTTCAAGGAGGACATGGCGGTCATCGGTATCCGTTAGCTCTTCACCAGAGAGTTTGTCTTTAATTCTCTGGATTTCGTTGCGGTCAGGCACGGGCGAGGAAAGATCAACGTCACGGTAAAAACCCATGACTTGCAGCTTGCGGATTTCGTTAGGGTGCTTCCGCATGATCTGCGTGTAGCGGTTGGCGGTCTGGAGATCAGACGCGCCATAGGAGACAACGAAGTCTTCAGCGGGCACATAGACGGCAGCAGGGCGACCAAGGGTCGGATCGAAGTAGACCTTCTTGAACGCCGCACCCGACAGGGGCAAAGCGAACAGCATGCGCTCATGCTCGCTGCGGTACTCAGACATCTTCTCGGTCATGAAGTAGTTCAGGTCATCCCTGACGCGCAGCGCCTGACGCTCACGCTCGGGAGATGTACGACCAATGATCTTGGTGCGAACAGGCCCACCAGCGGGGAATGTCTCCATGATAGCCTGCGACTGAAAGCGCACAGCGGCTTCAGATAGAATGGGATGGAACACACCACATGCCCCAGGCCAGGGGCTTGAGCGGTCTTCAATCTTCAATCCAAGAAGGTCCAGGCCCTTCTTGTAGGTCTGCTCCCAGTCATTCCGCGAGTTGTTATCAGACTCGAAGTCATCCAGCAAATCGCGCCCAAGCTCGCCCAGATCACGTTCATCCATATGCTCCGCGAGATTGTCGTCGAAGTCCGGCTCCATCATCTCAGAGAGTTCAGGGCCGAGAATGACAATGGCTCCACCATCTTCAGTGGCAAACGACACAGCGTCTGGATTGATGATCTCAATCTCCAGCCCAGGGCCGGTAGATTCACCAATTGCGTCAATAGCTTTGTCAACAGCCACGATTCGACCTTTCAATAATAATCCGCACGGTGGCGGGTAACTTTCTCATCTTCATCGTAGTCCGATGGTAAACGAACAAAGCCACCTTGCCTATATCTCATCAGAGCCATAATCACTGTATCAACAAAGTCGTCATGTGCGCCATTCGGAAATGAAGCGCATTCTTCAACAACTTCATCAGCCCAGCGTGTTTCTGGGCACCACACCATACCAGAGGCGAACATGTCAGTGATGCTGTTTGCCCGCATGATCTTGTCGCCAGACGCCCGCGTCGGTGTAAATTCAGATACTGGGATATCCATTTGCCTGAGTTCATGCACCAAAGGCAAGCCAGAAGCTTTGCCCTCAATCAAGAACGTGTCGGGCTGCCATTCATCGTATAACTCTTTTGCCCTAGCTTTCAGCGCGGGGAACTCCATGCGCTCCTTGAAAGCATCAAGCAGGATGATATTGCTCTTGGCTATGCCAGTATCATCTTCCTTTTCAAAGATTCCCCAGACATTGAACGCGCTGTAGTCAGAGCGGTTATTCTTTGTGAACGCCGTGTCGGCGGTGATGATAACATACTCGCACGAAGGCGGGCTGTCCTTCTGCCAGCGCCTCCACCATTCTCTCTTAAGGATTGCCCCTTCCTCATTGGTGGGCTGCTGTTGATACTGAGCATTCCATTTAGACGCGGGCAATTCAGACTTAAGGGCTTCAAGCGCCTCTCTACTCCAGTATCCAGGCCAGATAGGATTGCCCGAAGGCAACAGCGCGGGGAGTTCAATAACCTCCCACTCAGATGTCCCATCTCGCTCCATGGAGCTTTGGATCAGTCTGCCCGTTAAGTCTCTCTTTGCCCAACGAGTCATGACGATGACGATACGAGCATCGGGCTGTAAACGCTGACGCGGCCCGGATGTGTACCAATCAAACACCTTGTCATACACAGAAGCATCGCCTAGCGCGGCGATAGCCTCTTGCTCGGTGTGAGGATCATCGATGATGAATAGGTCAGCGCCCTTACCGGCGATAGCACCTCCAACGCCTACCGCGAAGTAAGCGCCCCCTTTGGAGGTGTTCCACCGACCGGCAGCCTTGGAATCCGACTGGAGCTTAACCTCACTAAAGATATTCTTGTAATCTTCGCTGTCAATGGCGTTACGGGTTTTGCGCCCGAAGCTAACCGCCAGCTCCGCAGTATGGGTTGCCTGGATGATCTTCTTTTCAGGAAACCTACCCATGAACATGGCGGGCAATAAGAACGATGCGAACTCAGATTTGGTGTGACGAGGCGGCATGTTGATAATCAGCCGCTTGCAATCGCCACTCATCACGCGATCAAAGGCTTCAGCCATAATTTCATGGTGTGGACCTTGGATAAACCCAGGCCACATAGCCCTCACGAAGGGCAAGAACTTGGTCTTGGCAGCCTCACGCGCCTTGGCTTCCTCTAGCTCCTCTATGAGCTTCAGGAAGTCTCTCTGCTCATCCTTACTCATCAGAGCGAGCTTGGGCAGAATCGCAGAAAGGTCCATCTTACTCTCCAAAAAAGACCCCCTCCCTTTTTACGGGGAGGGGAAGTTGGTCGAAAGAACGACGAGGAGAGAACAACCGAAGAGAGTTGCCCCTGTCCTATACACCGGGCTTGGCAGGCGGCACAATATCTCTGTTCACCACCACAATGCTTCGCGCGCGTCCATAGCGGTACTGAATGAAGCCTCTATCAGACAAAGCGCACACCATTCTGTGTACACTTCCCTTGGATGCGACACCCATAAAGGCGGCAATCTCGCTGTAGCTGGGAGAATGCCCATTCTCAGCCAAGAATTTCTTGATGAAATCAAGAACTTGCTTCTGAAGCTTGGTCATTTGCAGCAATCTTCCTGCAGCTCAATCAACGCATTTATGGTTTTTTGCCCAATCATTGGTATTTTTGCAAAATCATCAGCTTTTGCGTCAAGAAATTCGTTTTCAGAAGCAAAGTTAGTAAGCGCGCCATAGACTCTGTGGGCCAATCTGCCATCCCACATGGCGTAGAGGGCATCTTTGTACTCCTTGTACCACAGACCGCCCTCAGCGGGCTTCTCTGAAGCCTGTACGTTGGCCTTATAAGCCTGCTCGCTGTGCTTCAGCACGATAGCAGACCCTCTAATCAGCGCAGCAGCTTGCCCATGGAGGTGCTGCTCAGCGATATCTGCGGCCTGCATCATGCCTGCGATGTAATCTTCTAGATCAACTTGGCGTTGGTCGTGGATCAAGGGCTTTTTTTCGTACATTGCATCTCTCCTATAGCGTTTTGAACGTATAGGGAACCTTAGTTGAGATGTCAATATGGTACCCGGGTGGGGTAAATGGTACCTAAGTTTTGATAGGGGGTGGGTTTGCTATGGAAGATTGTGCGGGAGTTGTGGGGAAATTGATATGGGGGTGGGTATTGATTTATTTTGGGATCGTTTGAGTGGAATAGTATGTAGGGGTCGCGGGGGATCCATTCGCTGGATCGGGGTGCCCGCCCTGGGTGGGGTCACACGGGAGCCATTCCCTTGACGCCCACCCTCATCCATTACGCTCAAGTATTAATCAAGTATCATCCAAGTATTGCTCAAGTATTGCTGCAGTATTTACCCTGCCAGTTTCGCAAGCTTGTCCCGGATTTGTTGTTCAATGTCCTCCGGCGACCGCGCTTCTACTGTCTCGGTCATCACACGTTCTGTAAAGAGTGATACAGTTGTCATCTTGCCTAGTAATTCCAGGGCGCGGACGCGAACAGTTGCGGGGTTTTTAGTGTCTTGGGATTCTAGCCAGAGTTTTTCGATGACATGTTGTTTGATTCTAGCGGAATCATGCGATGATTTGGCCTGATTCTCAGCAATCAGCACGTTAACCCTATTGGCGATATCCTGGCGTGCCATCAATTTGCATGCTTCATTGTTAATGATATTTGGCTTCATATTCTGGGCATCATACGCAACCCGATATGCAGCGCTTAGGTTGCTTCCCTTTGCAACTTCCACACAAAAGGCTTCCTGTTTTGCAGTAAGGCCATTGCTGTTTTTGCCCTGGCCTGCCGATAGCCTCACTATCTTGTCTGTAGTGCTGGGCACTATGGACAATACCGGCCTGCCCATTGCCCTGGGCTTATTGGTTGACCCTCTAGGGCGTCCCCTCTTTGGCTTGTCCCCATCTCCCATGCTTGCGTCTCCCTACAGCGCGCTATCGCCAGCCGGTGGGCTGGTATCGCGTGGAACGAACAGTGAACCATTCACTGATATCGCCCGCGCGGTATATATAACCCTCTAAGCCGTTGATAAACAACGCACATAAATTATTTTGAAAAAAAATAGCAGAATCTCGTTTTTTCCGTTTGACATCGCTTTCTGACTGTGGTCATATGATCTCACCAAAGCGGCAAGGGCTGCTCTGGTTGTTGTTTCAAAACTAAATCCGAAACGGTGGGGAGTAGCGCCCCCACCGCATAATCCGCCGGACCATGGCGGATTGTGTGGTGCGGCAATTATGCCGGCCAATTGGAGGCTAAAATCATGGCTATCATTTACAATCTAGCCAAGCTTGACGCGGAAACTCGAAGCGAGATTGAGAATTCCCCGAAATGGCGCAAACTATTCTCGGCCAAGCCTAAGAAATTGCTGGGCATTGGAACCGATGCAAAGACTATCAAGGGTGAAAAGGTAGGTGTCATGACAGGCATCTTGTACCTATCCCCAGCTGATAAAAGCGGCGTTAATCTTTGCCCATTGGCAATGCTGGCAAAATGCAAGGAAGCATGCCTGGACACCGCTGGGCGCGGTGCAATGGATTGCGTATCCATGGCGCGACTACGCAAAACGCTATTCTTCCTTCAATTTCAGGGAGAATTCCTCGCAATGCTACATGCCGAGATTGACGCGGCAAAGCGAAAGGCCGCGAAGCGCGGGCTTGTGTTGCGTATCCGATTGAATGGCACGAGCGACATTCGATGGGAATTGCATGGGGTGGTGCAAGCCCATCCAGACGTGCAATTCTATGACTATACAAAGATTGCAAACCGCGCGGTTCTGTCAAACTATGACTTGACCTTTTCTTATTCGGGCATTGCTGCCTACCAGCCCCAGGTCATGCGCGCCATCAAGGCAGGCATGCGCATTGCCGTGGTGTTCCGTACCCGCGCCATGGTCGAGGCTATGCTCGCCAATGGCGAGCGCTTCCTTAATCTCGAACTAGTCGACGGCGATGACAGTGATAACCGGCCAGACGACGCCCATGGCGTGGTGGTTGCGCTCTATGCCAAAGGCAAGGCCAAGCATGACAACACGGGCTTTGTTGTGGGGTGACAAGGCAGGGGGGGGTCTACCCCCCCCTATCCTCTACTGGCGAACACATGCAATCCCGCGTGTGCTCGCTTGTGCAGGGTAAAACTATGACCAATGTCAAAACAAAAGATGTCAAATCGGCCGATGCGCGAAAAAAGCCCCACATCGTTGCCCCCGTACGAATGGGTTTTGTTGACGCAATGAATGGCAAACCATACTCGCCAGAGTATGAGACTGCCAAGCAATGGTGGCAACAGAACTACAATCAAGGCAGGCTTATTGCAGCAGAATGCAAGGCCAGCAATATCAAGGCGAAATGGCCCGCCAATATTATCTTGCCCAAACTGATACAGGAAATCTCGCATTATGTCGCGCGAGACATGCGGCAAATGCCAGCACAATAACCAAAAGATGGGAGGGTCTATCCCTCCCTCTACTGGAAAGCACATGCAATGGTGCGTGTGCTTTCTTGTGGAGAGAATAACATGGACAACATTAAAACGCTGGCCAGCATCAAGCGAGCATTGCGCGAGGTATATGCATGGCCGGGTGGATACCCGCTTTACATTGTGATGGCGGACGGGGAGGCTCTTTCCATCGCCGCCGCGCGGGCTGAATGGCGCAACATCTGCTATGCCACGCTGCATGGGCATCGCGATGGCTGGCAGGCCGCTGGCGTAGACATCAATTGGGAGGATACGTCCCTTTACTGCGCCCACACTGGCGACCTCATCGAATACGCATACGGGGAGGGCTGAGGTATGGACATCCAGGCACTGAAGGATTGCTTGCCCAAACTGTCAGGCAAGGATTTCGAATTCGCTTCCAGCCTTATCAGCGCGCATGCTCGATGGGGTGGGCTGACACCCAAACAAGCCCCATGGGTGGGCAAACTCATTGCCCGCGCCAATGGGGAGGATAAGCCCCAGGCCGTGCGAGTGGGTGATCTCGCTCCCATCCTGGCCCTATTCAGCAAGGCGACCAAGCGCCTGAAGCGCCCTGCTATTGTGCTGTCTACGCCAGAGACAGGCACCCTCCGGGTGAGCATCGCGGGCGAAAGGTCTAAATTCCCAGGCAGTCTATCGGTGACAGGCCCTGGCACATTCGATGACCGCGCGTGGTTTGGCCGCGTGGCAATTGACGGGACATTCATTCCTGGCCGCGATGCAGCAGGCAAAGAAAGCGCCCTGGCGGGTGTGCTGTCTCGCTTCGCAGCGGAGCCAGCGCAGGTTGCAGCGGAGCATGGCCGCCTGCATGGCGCGTGCTGCTTTTGCAACCTGCCGCTGAAGGATGCCCGGTCCACTGCGGTGGGGTATGGCCCGACATGCGCGGATAACTACGGCATGCCTTGGAATTGACACTCCGATAAGGCGGCGCGGCCTAGCCGCGTGCGCTTTATCCGATTGCCAATCATGGATAATCGAACGAGGAAAAGAACATGCGAAAGAACGATCACGGTGTGAGGCTCCCCAATAATTGGAAGCTTGAGGGCTGGCATGGATTGCTCCGCATCGAAAGCCAGATGCGCGACTATGGCGACTGGCAAGTATTGGTTGCGGAGGATGCCTGCAAACACAGGAAAACCATCCCGCTACAGGCCCAGAGATATGACGAAATGATGCATCGCGCATCCCGTTACTTCGCCAAGGCTGAACGGGTGGCCGAGTATCGCAATACTGCCTACCCAAATGGCGCACCCGCGCCGGTCGAGGATGCGCCGCACGTCAACCCGCCATTGCGCGGCGATGAGGCGGCCATCCTGCGCCAAGCCTCAGCCATCATGGCTGAGCGCGGCATCCACGTCACCGCGCGCAAGCTGATCGACATGGCCCACGATATCGAGGCGGAGCTAGGGTTGTGACGAAGGTACCGCACCGGCTGAGGGAGATCATCTCCCTCGCCACCAATCTCTTGGATGAGCTGGAGATTGAGTGGGCAATAGACACGAAGCATAAGCATCCGCGCCTGCTCTATAACGTGAATGGCAAGAGCTGCATACAGGTGGTGTCTGCTTCGTCGTCTGATGTGAGGACCGCGATGAACATACGCGGCGATGTGATGAGAACAATCAGGAAAGAACAAGGAGAGAAGAGATGAGTAAGCAAAGCGAAGCAGCCTCGCTGCGAATGAGAGCATGGTCATATTTTTGCGAGACAGCGGAAGGTCAGAGCGATAATCTAAACCGGCGGATAGCTGAAGCCTTGGGGTGGAAGTTCTGTGATCATACTTGGTATTCACCGAAAGAACTGGAGCTTGCCGCGAGGAAAAAGAAATCAATACACAGAGTTGCGCGCGGCACGAACTTCTTGCCCAACATCACCGGCAGCCTTGATGATGCGGTGAAATTATCTATCGAGTTTGGGTTCATCGCAACGCTTGGTGATATCGTTGCTGATGGGTTGCCCGGCTGCGTGCTTTGCACATCAACCAATCCGCTCATGCATCAAACCGGCATGTCACTGGCTGGCAAAGACCCTATTGGACGGTTGGCTAGGGCGGTCACCTCAGCCAGCCTGCTGGCTAAGGCCGCATTGCTGGAGGCTGCCGGTGAGTGAGCAGATAGAGATATCTCTGCATGGCATGAGGAGCTGGAAGATCGTGAACCGTGAAGGCACGAAGCCATGGACCAGGGTCGAAGTCGAGAAAATGTTTCGGATGAAAGCTGATGGCCGGACCAATCGGCAGATCGCCGAGAAGTTGGGGCGTGGCTTTCAATCTGTGCAATCTAAGCTTCAAAACCTAAAATATTATGGCGTGGAATATGACTGCGTCGACGGGTTCTCCCTGTCGATCATCGAAGATGACACGGGGCAGAGGATACCACGGCCCATCCTGAAATGCCTGCGTTGTCGCGGAGCGTTTCAATCAAAAGACGCGCGGACGAACCGCGTGTGCCAGGACTGCAAAGCATCAGAGGATTGGAGATGATGAAAGACAACAAGCCAGTGTCGGTGCGGGTCACGCACCGGCTGACAAACAACCACGCCGTGCTGAGCGATGTGTTTATGGAGATCGATGACATGGACGGCAGCCCGGTGGCTGCGTTCGCGTCGATCAAACAAGCAGCGCAATGGTTGCAGGATGAAGGCTATGCCTACGTCCTTGGCACCAACGGCATTTGGTCAAGATAGATTTAATCATTTATATTAATCAAGAGAGAACAAGGAGAACAGCGATGATTGGTTTTAGAAGCTGGCCTTTGGCCGCGCCTGAGTATGGAGACATGATCCAGCGCCGCCGCGATGCAAAGGGGGGAGAGGTGCTGGCTGTGTTAGTTTGGGATGGCGATATTGCAGGAGAGGGGGAGGTCTACCTTCACCCAGATTTCTTTTCTGGGATGGCGTGGGTCACAGCAAAAGACGCAATGAATGATTGGATGGGACTGCTCGACCATGAGTACAGCCGCTGGCATTGTATTTTTGGGAGGTGCAATGAATGTATGGGGAAATGCAAGAAAGGTACGCCGGGAGTTGACGGCCCAGTAGAAACAGAACATAAATACGAAGAAGAAAAAGGAGAGTGACAATGAATGAGCGGGTATTCGTTAGGTCGAGGTTGCTGCATGCCGAAGCGCAGCAAATCCTCATGGATATGAGGGACAAGCTGGAAGTGAGTGAGCCGGAAACCATGACGCGGTTCACCGCCCTCATGCTGCGGTCCAGGGCCGCAGAGAATCTGGCCTTCGGTCGGCTGGTTTTGGCCCGGGCTTACCTCCGGTCAGCCCGCAGGGTGGAGGCTGAGGGCGGACACTAAGGCAACGCAGGCGTGGGTTGGCTAGGCGTGGCGCGGTGGGGCGCGGCAAGGACTGGTAACGCAGGCAAGGCAGGCGGGGCATGGACTGGTATGGCCAGGAGCGGCGAGGCGAGGACTGGCGCGGCAGGCATGGATCGGACGGGCGCGGCGAGGTTTGGTTCGGCTCGGCGAGGCAGGCTCGGACTGGAGAGGACGGGCGCGGCGTGGCCAGGAACGGCGGGGCAAGGCAACGCAGGCAAGGCAAGGATCGGCGCGGCCTGGATTGGCAAGGCACGGCAGGCGCGGCTAGGCACGGCGGGGCGCGGCACGGCATGGCGGGGCAACGCAGGAATAACAACTGAAGGAATGGTCCTTTAGTTGACTACCCCACATCGATAACGGTGTGGGTTAAACAAGGAGAGAATAATCATGACTGAAGTTTCAAAGATTCCGACGACCAGCATTAACATCAAGCCGCCCGCGATGCAGCGGATGGTGTTGCGTATCGTTGGCACCGCACCGCTGGTGATCAATCGCTTTCCTGCCAAGGCGCAGCAGGCGATGATGGAAAAGATGGCGGCTGGTTCGACCGCCAAGAAGGGCGCGAAGCGTGACCCGAAGGACTTCGATGAAGTCTTCCAAGGCGCACGTCACCTGTCCTCTGAGGGATGGGATGGCATCCACGCTGGTGCATTCCGCAACGGTCTGATCTCGGCATGTCGGTTGGTTGGGTTCAAGATGACCCTGGCTAAGCTCTCCCTCTTTGTGGAAGCTGATGGTCTGGATGTTATCGATGGCACCCCGCTGGTGCGGATCATTGCCGGCGAGCCAGAGCGCACAGACATGCACGTCCGTAACGCTACCGGCGTGATCGATATCCGTACCCGTCCGATGTGGCGTGACTGGGCTGCCGATCTGCGTATCCGGTTCGACAGTGAGCAGTTCACACAGGGCGATGTTGCCGCTCTTGTTGCCCGTGTGGGTGCCCAGGTTGGCATCGGCGAGGGCCGTGCTGATTCGAAGGCCAGCACCGGCATGGGCTGGGGTCACTTCGAAATCGACAACAGCCAGCAGTAATAACATGCTGCGCCCTGCCTTCGGGTGGGGCGCAGTTGGCATGGCAGGCGCGGATAGGCGGGGACTGGTGCGGCTGGGCGGGGCTTGATTAAGGCAAGGCAGGCATGGCACGGACTGGCGTGACAGGGTGAGGACAGGCACGGCAGGCATGGATCGGCGCGGCACGGCTCGGCGAGGTGGGGTTCGGCACGGCAGGCAAGGCTAGGAGTGGGCTGGTAGGGCACGGCTGGGACTGGCACGGCAGGCAAGGCAAGGAAAGGCCGGGCACGGCTGGGCGCGGACTGGCGAGGCAGGGCGCGGCAGGCACGGCTACCCAAACATCCACAGCAATCATGCGGTGGATAATTAAGGAGAGAACTAATGCGTACATTAAACAAGGACCAGCTCTATGAGCTGGAGATGCTCCGGGTTCAGGCCGGTGGCGAACTGAAGCCCGATGATGTGGTGGATTTTGCCCGGTCGAATAACACAGCGCTGCATTCCGCGTTCGAATGGGATGACAGCGAGGCGGCCAAGAAGTACCGGCTGCAACAGGCCGGTCAGGTGATCCGCGTGGCGGTCACGATGCTGCCCCGTCCTGACGGTGCGCTGATTCCGGTCAGGGCTTATGTCTATGACCAGACCAAGGCGACCTACGCACTCACCCAGGCGGTGGTGCAGGATGATGTTAGGGCTGAAGCTTTGTTGAAGCAGATGCGTGCCGAGGTACACCGGGTGACCGCCCGCTATCGCCGGTACGCGGAGCTTGTGCCTCACATCGATGCGGCACTGGCTCAGATGGAAGCCATCGAAGAAGGGGAGGCGCTGGCATGACCGATCAAGAACGTATTGCTGCCCTTGAGGTAGAATTAAAAAAAATCCTGGATGTAAAGAACTTCTGCCAGGAAAGGATATACGAACTTGAGGGTATAAATATGAGCCTTCGTGTGTCAATCAGGCACCTCAACAAAACCATCGCAAGTATTTACAGCGTCTTGGATCTTGCTGATATTGATCCGCAAGAAGATTGAGGTGAATGCGCCCGGTTGGATTCGAACCAACGGCCTGAAGCTTAGAAGGCTCCTGATCTATCCTCTGATCTACGGGCGCATAGGAGGCTGGCATTATGTGCCAGCCTCTTTTCTTTTACAAATCGTCAAGCCAGCTATCATCGCCCGGAAGCGGCAAGCCCGGCTCACTGAACCCGCCGGTCGGCTTGTCATATGACAGCTCAACCTTGCCGGTCTTTCCTTGATGAGAGAAGCGGCATTTCCACACATGCAAGGATGACATTCTTTCATTCCTGTGCATGGTTAAACCAAAATCAGCCCGGTTATACCAGTGGGCAGACCCACTGATGGAGTAACCCGTAGGTACCCAGTCACTACCGGCGTTCATTGGCTTCGCCGGGTGAGCAATGATGAAGAGAACAACCTCACTGCGCTGGGCAAACATCTTAAACTTACTCAGCATTTCATTGATGGCTTCAGTGTCTACTCCGCCATCCTTCCCATTCAACTTGATGAAGTTAAACGGATCAACGACGCAAGCCTTAACACCATTGCGCCGCACCGCAGTCTCAAACCTTTCGATCAGGCTCTCGACCGTGGGCATGACGCCATCATGGGTGAGGAACGTGACATGCTCTTGCACCCAGGCCATGCCCTCGTCCAGCTCTGCGTTGTTCAGGCGGGGTGTTGGCCCATAGCCAAAGGGTTTGCCCTGCTTCAGAGCAATCAGTTTGGAGACGTGAATCTCTGGCGGATTCTCAAAGCTGGCATAAGCCACCGACCAGTTGTGCTGCCGCATCGCATTGACCAGCATGGCATCGATGAACGTGGATTTGCCGTGACCAGGGATGCCAGTGACTACAACAAGATTGCCTGGGCAAAGTGTATACACATCGTCCACACTGGACCACCCAGTGGAATTGCCTGGGGGCAAACCATTCTGATACAAGTCCATGACCTTGGAATGGAAATCAACAGGCTGAGCAACGCCTTCGATGGGCCAGGGCTGGGCGTTCTTGATCGTTGCCCTCAGTGCATCAGCGCCATGCTTAACGAGAACATCGTTCGCGTCTTTAGTTCCTGACGGGAACTCCACCTTGTAGCATTTGAGTTTGCCCAGGCGACGAGCCAGCTCTTGTGCTGTGATCTGACCGGGGTCATCCATATCGACAGCCAGATAAATCTCCTCGGCATTCGCAAGCAGATCATCGTGTGCGGCTATCCAGCGCAACCGGGCAGCATCATCAGCGGTGCCGCTGGCAATGGCTCCAGAGGGGATTGAAACGGCTTCTATGCCCGCTTCCCAATAGGACAGGGCGTCCATCTCACCTTCGGTGATCACCACTTTGGATTTATCTGTCAGCCTGTCGGCAAGATAGAGCGTGACGGCAGAGCCTTCGGCGGTAAAGTCCTTAAAAAGCCCAATTGATCTCCACTTGGCAGCATAGGCATTGCCTTGATGCCCATAGATAAATCCCAAAGCTGAGCGTTCGCCACCTGCTTTTTTGAAGTAGCGAGCGGCAGAGACGACACCAAGTTTCTCTGCGGTGTCTTGTGAAATTCCTCTACCTTGAAGATAAGTCAATGCCTCAACTGACAGGCTATCGCTTTCTATTTTTCTCATTGGCATGATTGCTGCCATAAGGCTCTCTCCTGTTTGGGGTTTTGGCCCGGTTGTTTTGCCCTTCTCTCCGCAATGCCAGCAATACCACACAACCGCGCCGTCAGGCGTAGTGTGGATGGATAGGCTGGGATCATTGCGCGTCTTCCGCGTCGGGCCGCACGCGGGGCAGGGCGCGCGCGTCTGCTGGCCTTTTGCTCTTGCCAAAACATATTCTGCATCGATGCCCATCAGAGATGGGTGGCACAAAAACGATGACAATGCAACACATCAACGCCTAAAAATATAGCCTTATTTATCATGCCAACGAATTGCTTGATTGAAGTTTAATAAATTATTACTCCATGCCGTCTCTATAAATTCTCGGACGCCTAAGATTTTCCACCGCAGGAATTGCCCTCAGATTCCAAGGAACATGAAGTCCACACACGACCCTTCCATTCAACGGTACGATATGATCAACGTGATAGGTTACACCAGTCTCAATCGAAAGGCGTTGCGCTTCAGCATACACTGCGTTGATCTGGGAAATATGATCTGGCGTTAGCCATAGTGGCATGGCTTGCTTTTTTCTTGCGCGACGATTTGCTTTGTGACTGCGAACGAGATCTCGATTGGCGGCGCACCACAGGCTGTTAAATTCTGGATTACTAGCGTTCCATTTAGCCTTGTATTGCAGGACGCGCTCTCGATTAGCGGTGCCCCACTCTTTAACTTTCTTTTTTCTGACGTTTGAATTTTGAATATAACGAACGTGATTTTTTAGAATCACTGCTGCCGGGCAATCTTCTTTTTGACAATGGTTAGGTCCATACCGCTCTCGGTTTTTTATAATAAGCGGATCACCATACTTAAGAAACTTTTTGTAATGGGCGAGGCATAACCCGCGCGTCCTGACGGTCTTGCCGCACCCGGCAACCGAGCATATAAGAGAATCAGCCATTTAACTTTCTTAAGAAGTTGCTGGTCAGAAACCCAGGCATCGTTGGTCGCGGTGCTTGGGTTTTGTTTTTTACCATCTACCGAATGTGATAGCAAGCATCACAAACATATAACCTACCATCAATTAAGGGGGGCTTATTGCCCCCCCCCCTAATAAACACTGACCCATGTTTGACTGGGTTGAGCTGAGACTTGAACATGTTTCTCCCTCCGAAGAGGGAGGTAATGTTTGATCGGTACCGTCTATCGCATCGACCATCACATTCCTGCGTTGCACCCGTGTTAGCCCAGGCTACCCGACGAGGGGGGCATTGGTGCAGTTTCCGCCTTGCGGCGCGGCGCTCAATGGCTTGGCCACGCAGGCGACCAGCCATCTCCCCAGGGACGTTCGTTCCCTGCTTCTCAACCCAGCGAACCGGGCATCATTCTCCCATGCCCTTGGGTTCACATTGCCCGTCACGCTCCTTCTGGCGTTCCGGGATGTCCCGCATTGGGCGGGTGGCTATGAAGCTACCCCTTGATTTTCACATGGAAGCGGGAGATAACCCTCGAAGGGATTCGTCCCACCCCTTGTTGCTGCAAGGGATCAGAGGGGATGGTCCGCCAAGACCATCCCCTCACCCAACCTCCTCGCACATTACGAATCCGATAGCAACTCCCTTTTCAGGGCAGAGGGCACTTGCGCTCGGTGATAAATGCTGGCACAATCCGACAGTCGAAAGGAACATCATAATGAATCCGTTTAATGATCAAGCTAAATTCATGCGCGCTTGCGGGCAGAAGGTTGGCGAATGGGATGGCGAGCAGTTCGATCTCTACCTCCGTCTGATCCGCGAGGAAGCCACAGAACTCCTTGACGCTGTTGCCCAAGACAACAAGGTTGAGATGTTCGATGCCATCCTCGACTTGATCGTTGTGTGTATTGGTGCTGGGCACTCGGCTGGTTTCCCCATGTCCGCTGGCTGGGAGACTGTGATCCGCTCCAACATGGCGAAGGTTGATCCTGAGACTGGCCGCGTTCGTCGCCGGGCGGATGGCAAGATCCTCAAGCCCGAAGGTTGGGAAGCGCCGCAAAAAGAACTTGCCCGCCTTATCCGCATCTCTGATTTCTTGGACTGATCATGGCAAAGAAGCCGCGTTCTCCGATCTCTGAAGCAGAGCGCCAGGAGATGCGTGATCGGTTTCAGGCTGGCGAAAGTCTCCTGGAAATCTCCAAGGTTTTCAATTGCTCAACCAGATCGGTTGAGAATGCCTGCGTTGGCATGCGTTCCAGACACAACCTAGGCAAGGGGCAAATCACAACTAAGCAGATCGCAGAGATCGCTCAGCTCAGGAAAGAGGGCGTTCATATCGCGGAGATATCTCGGATCGTTGGCGTCAGTGTGGCCAGCGTGACGCGGTACTCACCGCGTGAACTCAAGAGCGTAGGCTCAACCGTGGGCGGCAACTCCTCAGTCGTTCGCAGGAGGGAAGAGAGGCAGAGGATGGTTATGGAAGTGCTTGCCGCTTCAGAGAATATACCAAAGCCAAAGCCAATGCCAAAGCCGGTGGATGAACTGCCGGACAGTGTGCAGAGAATGATCAAATCCCTCCGGGATCAAGGCCACAAAGAAGGTATGGCTAGGTCTTGGGCAATCGCTTACTACAACAAAAACCGCAAACCATAGGAAAGAACAATGACCATAAACATCAACGAAATTATTCTTGGCCTTGACAAAGTAGCGGATGCCATTGCCGCACAGTCGATTCCAGGCAACAAGGACTTAGCCGTTAAGTTTTTTCGGCAAGCCGCCTATGCCATTCGGACCACGTTTGGCTCGGCCCAGGTTTGGTATTCCCCGGTTGAATGCACCGACACCATCGCTTCGGCTGGCACCACCGTCAGTCATCTCTGGGATTCCGTTGAGGAGTTCTTTGATGAGGCTGACTGGGTTGGCTACGGCGACATCATGCAGATGAACCGTTCTATGGATATCTCCCCGGTCTGGGCTGTTGTTCTGCCGACCGCGCGCAATGAAGATGGCACCGTTCTGGATTACCAGACCCGGACCTTCAGCACCTACGAAGAGGCTGTGATAGTGCGCGACGAAGCTATGAAGGAGGATGACCAATGAGCAAACCAGCAAAAGACGAAGCAGAACTAGTGGAGCGGATTGCAAGCTCCATTCCTGCTTGGTCACTCCTCGCCGCAATCCGCGCGGCGGGGTGGGCCGTAGTGCCGGTGGAGCCGACTGAGGAAATGTTTGATGCAGGACATGCATCAAGCGCGCATGGCAATGGGATTGTGGCTTTATACCGCGCCATGCTCGCAGCAGCGCCGGAGATGAAGCCATGAGCGGCTGGCCTGATCCCGACAAGCCGGGCGTGCCGCTTAATCCTGAGCGGGATGGGTGGCATTGGATTGTCGGATGGAGTGACAAACTATTTGTCGCTGAGTGGGATTCTGACCAAAAGGATTATGTGTGGTTTGATGGCGGCGATGATCCGTCAGGCATGGTTGAGAATGGCTGGACTTACGCTGGCCCAGTCCCAACCCCAGCAGAAGCCGACACCCTTCGCGCCGAAAACGCGCGGCTGCGGGAGGCGCTGCTGTATTACGCTCAAGATTACGATTACGAGAGGTTTTGTAGCCAGTGGGATAGTGGCGCAAAGGCCCGCGCAGCCTTGGAGGCGAAGCCATGATCACTCAACTCAACCCGCCCATCCCTGTCGTCACACCAGACGGCAAGGGCATGGCGCATATGGTGATTGACTACGGTATCGAGCATGACCTGCTCTTCGTTGTCTTCCAAGATGACGGAGGTGAGTGCTGGTGTTGGCAGAACAAATACATTCGCGCAGGCAGCAACATAACAATTGGTCGGAATAAGAGAATGGAGAGAGGCAATGAAGTATAACCTTGATCTGGTCGAGGCTATGGCCAAGGCTCACCGTGAATGTTGGCGTGACCGGCAAGGGGTGCGCCAGGATACTTTGGATTGGGATGAGATTTGCGGCCCTAGGTTCCTAGATGGCATAGCCTACATAGAAGCCGCTCTTGATGCGCTGATTAAAGCTCGTCCAGAAGTTGCCCAGTATGTAATGGAGGCTCCACCATGAGGTGGATGGGGCTGCCCCTGGCAGTCCTGGTCCTGGCGTCTAGCCCATCCTGGGCTTCTCCTAGGTGTCCAATGTCAGGGGTGGCTTCATGGTATGGCCCTCGTCATGAGGGCCGCCCTACCGCCTCTGGCGAGGCTTTCAGGAGCGCACATCTAACCGCCGCCTCAAGGTGTTTGAGGCTTGGCTCTATCGTTGAGGTGAGGCACCGCGACCGCGTGGTGATTATCCGCATCAATGATCGCGGCCCGTATGTGTCGAGCCGGATACTGGACCTGTCGCGCGGGGCGGCTGAGGTTCTGGGCATCACCGGCATTGGTCGCGTCCATCTTAGATTGTTGGGAAACTAACATAACGAGGATGACGTGTTAAAGGATTGGGGGTTTTGTTTACATAACGGACCTTAATCCATATCCATGCTGTAGATTCTTGGACGCCTAAGATTTTTATCTCCTGGGATGGCGCGTAGATTCCAGGGAACATGAAGGCCACACACGATCTTCCCGGCTAGCGGAACAATATGATCGACGTGATGGGCAATGCCAGTCTCAACTGAAAGGCGTCTTGCCTCAGTATAGACTGCGTTGATCTGGGAGATGTGGTCTGGAGTTAGCCATGATGGCATGGCTTTCTTTTTTCTTGCGCGGCGATTGGCATAATAACTGTTGAGTAGGTTTGGATTAGCATCGTTCCATTGGCGATTTCTGGCGCGGATTCTAGCCTTCACATCATCTCGCGCGCAGTACGCTTCTCTAGTTTGCTTGTAGACTTCTGGGTTATTTGAGCGCCAATTTTTGTACGAGTCTAAATTTTTAACGTAATGAATACGAGCAAGTATTTTCTTTGCTGCTGGGCAGTTTGTTTTGCCGCAGTGGTTATTACCGTCCCGGTATTTTGTTTTAAGTGGATCGCCGTTTCTGCGGAGTTTACTATAATGAGCATGGCAATAGCCACGGGCTATGATGGGCTTGCCACACCCTTCGATTGAGCATACTTTGAGGTTAGCCATTGAGCTTTATCCTGGTGGTTCGGTGGTTAGAAACCCAAGCGGCGTTGACGCGCTGTTTGGGTTTCGTCTTTTACTCTACTTGAAAAGCACAAGCAAGCATTGATGCAGCTATACCCTGGACTTTGCCCACACTTCGACGCGCGGGTTATTGCGGTCTATTGCGTGGTGAATGTGTTTTTCCCTTACTTGTCTATCGTTCTTATAGAGGATGCCCTGCAACAAATCTAATATCAATGATTCGTCAAGATCACTTCTTTGATTAGCATAATAAATTTTCATGGTCACAGCCAACTCACCCTCTAGTAGTGGCTCAATCGGCTTGGCCTGAAGCAGGAAAGCATCCGCATATGCAAGGGCCTTCTTGGATTTGATCGACCTTGATACGCCACCGATTCGAACCACCCGCCTGCCGTTCGCTTTGCTGGCGGGTTCGCCCTGAATCATAAGATATCTCTCCATATTAATTCCCTTTCATGTCGTCAAAAGATTCTGCTTTTTTTCTGATTGACCTATTGACCGGCGCTTATAGCCATGGGATAAACGCCCATCACCGCGAGAGAGAAACTCATGGCAAGAATTACAAACAAACTTAATCTCCCCCAAACGCTAGTCAATCTGGCGAGGCGCGACCGATACACTAGGGGCAAGTCCCGGCTGTCGGTCACGCAGATCATTGACAGTCCGCGTGTGCGCGTCCTCCGGGAGAAGCACGAGGATGAAATCACGACCGACGTGAGTGAGATGGTCTGGCCGCTGATGGGCCAAGCCTTTCATCATGTGGTCGAGCAGGGCGCTGATAGCGAGCATCTTCCTGAAGAACGCCTATTCCTAGATGTTAACGGGTGGACAATCTCTGGCGGTGTTGACCTTCAGAGCCTTGGCGTCAACGGCGCTGGCGACCATGAAGTTGTTATCTCTGATTACAAGCTCACGTCCGCCTGGGCAATCATGAACAACAAGGCTGACTGGGAAAGGCAGCTTAACCTCTATGCCCATCTGGTCGAGAGGACCAAGAACTATAAGGTCACCGGTCTTCAGATCATTGCCGTGTGCCGTGACTGGAACAGGCATGAGGCTGGGTATAAGGAAGGCTACCCCAAGGCACCCATCTCCATGGTTCCTCAGCGCCTCTGGGATGAGGCTGAGAGGCTGTCATACCTAGAGGGTAGGGTTGCTTTGCATCAAGAGGCGCAGCGCCTTCAGGAGTGGGGAGAATCGCTGCCAGAGTGCAGTGAGGAGGAGCGGTGGTATCGCCCTGGCAAGTTGGGTGTGGTCAAGCCGGGCGGTAAGCGCGCGCTTAAGGTCTTCGAGTGGAATGAGCGGGATGACGCTGAAGAGTTTGCCAAAGCCAACAAGGCAGAGCTTGAAGAGCGGCCCGGTCTTAACACTCGCTGTGAGAGTTTCTGCTCAGTCTCGCAATGGTGCGAGCAGTTTAAGAAAATAAAAGGAGAAGAACAGTGATGGATACGACTAGTGCAAACATCGTCAAGGCGGTTATCAAAACCCGTCAGGACGTGGGCACGCTTGGCAAGGGCACGCTCAATCCCCATGGCAACTACAAGTATGTGAGCATTGATCGGTACTACGAGACGGTGGCTGACGCCGCATCGAAGAATGGATTGATGTGGATCATCCGCGAGGAAGAGATCACACTCAACACAAACATTGGCAAGACTGGCGTCCTCCAGTCCAAGTACATGATTGATATGTACCATGAGAGCGGAGAGGTTATCGAAGCTTTCTCTGTGCTGAGCATCCTTCATCCCATTCAGGGCGCGCAGACCATTGGCTCTGCCATGTCCTATGTGGATAAGGTGTTCATGCGCCAGACCTTCGCGGTTGCCACTGGCGAGAAGGACATCGACGCCGACGCCACGAACCCTGGCGCATTCGATCTTGACCCGCCCAAGCCAGCGCCCAAGCCGGTGGCTAAGCCTGTTGAGAAGCCCATCGATCTGCCCGGCGAGGAAGGTGACTGGAATATGGTGGAGCAAATCTTCATCCAGTTCATTCCCACGGCCAAGACCTACGATGAACTCAAAGAGTTCTGGAATGCCGACAGCAACACCAACGCCTTGAACCATCTCAAGGCAGGCAGCCCTGACCAATACGCGCGCGTGGTCGAGGCTTTCAAAGTCCGCGCAAAAGAACTGAAAGGCTAAGACGATGAGTGGATCATATCCTCCTGGCGGCGCGTTGTTCACCAACGACCGCAAGACCAGCGAAAAGCAACCTGACTACAAGGGCAACCTTGAGATCGACCGTGATCTGCTGAAGATCATGGCTGAGCAGGCCAAGGCTGGCGAGAAGATCAACATGGACCTTGCTGGCTGGAAGAAGACCAGCAGGTCTGGCTCTACCTTCCTCTCGCTTAAGGCCGACAAGCCTTACAAGAAGGCTGAGCAGAAGGCTGAGCAGACCAGCGCGCCGGTTGATGATTTCCCTTTTAACTAGGGCTGGCCTATGATAGCCTTCCCTTCTATCGCAAGGAGGTAAGGCGTGGTCAGTCATAAAGTTTGTTACGCATGCAAAGCGACTCTGCCGATGAAGGATTTTTATAAACATCCCAAATCGGCAGACGGCTATTTAAATAAATGCCAGTCATGTTGCCGCGCTCACGCGACGGCAAATAGGTGGAAAAATATAGAAAGGATAAGGCAGTATGATTCTCAAAGAAGCAAGAACCCAGATCGGGTGGCTGAAACCGTTCGGAGAACTAAGAAGAAACGGCAATCCGACCCACGTTATACGCGCTGTCATAACGCAGTCGCTCGTGCCTTGAAGAGTGGCGCTTTAAAACGCTCCAACTGTGAGCGCTGTGGGCATGAAAAATCCATGGCCCATCACGATAGCTATGACCATCCCCTGCAAGTGATGTGGCTATGCCAGCCCTGCCACAAGCAACGGCACAAAGAGATTGATGCCATCGCGGAGACTTCTGATGAAAAAGGTTGTCCTCTCTCCTAACGAGATGAGAGTGGCTAGCAGTCACGGGGCAGAGAGATACATCTCTGCCCTAGGGCGCAATGCTAAGCAGCACTCGGTCTTGGATATGTCCCATGTCCGGGATTCGATTGACATCATGTCTTGCATGGCAGAGATGGCGACCGCCAAGGGATTGAACATGTACTGGTCCGGCGTCGAGGGAATCAATTGCCCTGACGTTGGCGGCTATCTGGAGGTGAGATCAACCACCAGATCGAACGGCTCCCTGATTATCGGAGAGAAAGACAAGGACGATCAGCGCGTCGTCCTTGTGACGTGCGACCCTCCAAACTTCCTGCTGGTTGGCTGGATGTTTGCTGGCAAAGCCAAGCTACGGAATGACTGGATATTCAAATCTGAAAAGGGGCGTTGCTGGATGGTGCCCCAATCTGAATTGGAGAACATCAATGCGGTTAAGGTCGAGCAAGCACCTTGCGTGGGTGAGGACGAATGGCTGCTTGATTTGTAAACGCCATGCTCACGCACATCACTTGATGTTTGCGGAACCCTCAGCAATGAGCAAGAAATCTGGTGACGACTGGGCGGTACCACTGTGTCCAGAACACCACATGGAATTGCATAACTATGGAGATGAAAAGACATGGTGGGATTTGAAGGGTGTAGACCCATTGACATGGTGCGAGTATTCGCAGAAAATCCGCACTTCAATGGGTTGATAATCCGCATCGTGGATTTATTGCCCCGTGAAGATGGGAACAAATGGCAGATCGGTGATGAGATCGGACTGCATGGATCATCCTGGCGAGAGCGGGGAGAAGCCAACGTATACGCAACAATCAAGGAGATTGTAGATGATTGAGATTGAGAAGGGTCACCCGATTCCAGAACGCACTATCGGCGTCAATGCTGGTCGCCCGCCTGTGATCGGCCATGATGCGCGCAACTTGCTCGACGTTATGGAAGTCGGCGACAGCATCAAGGTGCTTGGTTCGTTTGCCAAGAACACCTTGTATGTCTTCCTCAGCCGCGAGGGCAAGCGCCTCGACAAGAAGTTCCGCTCGGCGGATGAGGCGGGCGGCATCCGCATCTGGCGCGCTGAGTGAAGGATTGCCCTCATGAGGATCAGAGACGCAGCGATGTCCTTTGAGGGCAAGAAGATATCTGTGAGGCAGGATGGGAAGGGTACATACATCACCCTCTCCATCCACCCCGGAGATGTCCCTGTGGACCTCCTGGCGCAGCCTGTGGGCTGTCGCTACCAGATCGCTATGGTCCTGCTGGATGACCATGACCAGCCCGTCAAGGGCCGGGATATGGAGGAGGGAGACAGGGCTGTGCAGAGCGCGGCCATGCTATGCCGCAACCCCAAGTTCCAGCAATGGATGGTTCGGGTTCAGCTCGCAATCTTTGCTTCGGAAGAATCCTGCACTGATGGTGTCAGGGCTTACTGCAAGATCGAAAGCAGGGCGGAACTCAAGACCAGCCGCGAAGCTCGGGAAAGATTCTTTGCCCTAAGAGAACGGTTTGAGAACAACTTCTTGGATATCTAGGAGAGAACAATGACGGATCATCCTGTGGCGATGAAGATCGCGGACTTCAACGAGGAGGAGTTCAAGCAGTTTGGCACGCGCCAAGGAGATCGCTGGAGTTTCAGCCTGCCCTATTCCGAGATGCAGAACCTTGATGACGTGCTTCTCGACATGGGGTGTGTCCTTGGTGTCGAGACGAAGTTTCTTCAGCCCCACGGAGAGATCATCCTGGGCAAGCTGATACCAAAGAAGTGATGGTGTTCGATGTGATCCTGGCGCTGCTGTACTTCATGGCCGTGCTGGTGGCTGGCTTCCTGGGTGGCATCGTGCCCTCAGTCGTAAACCATTTCAGGAGAGACAAATGAAAGCAGCGGAAATGCTGAGCGCCGCATCTGATTTGATTGGCGGGCAAAGGGCCGAAGACTACGGCGACAAGTATGTGAACCACATGCGGATCGCAAAGCTCTGGACCATGTGGCTGCAAGAGCGCGCCGCGTCATGGAAGATTGATTGCGTGGATGAGGAATCGGATTTCCAAATCTCTCCGTATGATGTGGCGATGATGATGCTGCTGGTTAAGATTGCCCGGCTGATGCACAGCCCAGGCCATCAAGACTGCCACATCGATATCGCTGGTTACGCCTCAGTCATGGAGGAGATCGTCAATGACTGAGAAGATCGTATCCACCGAAGACATGACCCCAGAAGAGAGGGAGATGGGCGAAGAGTTCGCCTTGGTCGCCGTCAATTCTGCCATTGAGTTCGTTGGAGAGCGTGATATCGAGCCGTCCACAATGCTGGCAGCTCTTGGCTCCGCGTTCTGGACTTACCTGATGTTTGTTTCTTCGCCACGCGCGGCGTCGTCAAACATCGACAACGCCATGAAGTTCATGACCAGCTCCGCTGAAGAAGCGCGGAGAAGGATTAAGGAAGTAGAGTGGGCCGAGAAGATGACCCATGGTCAAGAGGGCAACGCCTAAAGAACTCCCAATCTTACAGCCCTGTCAACAACACGCTTAGCTATCTGGTCGCGCTGAGTAATAAGCGGCTGGATAGCTGCGGCTTTTTCCACACTGCTCAACGCACCCTTCTCAATGCGCCTAATGTTTTGATTGATGTTGGCTATCTGAGTGCTGGCGGTATTGACGGCAGACCGCAGTTGCAAGGGCAATCCTGCTTCACCCCTAAGCTCTTGCAATCTATCGCGGTCATTGCTTCTTACGGCGTCGTTTCTGGAACGGACAAGCTGGTCCGTCATTTCCTTGACGCGGTAGAAATCACCAACAAACCGAGACGCAACTTGATCGTCGGTCCTATAGAAACGGTTCGCGCCCGTAAGCCCAGCGATGACGGCTGGCATGCTGAGCGGATCGCCAAACGCGCCAGCAGGTTTGCCTGGGATAAGGCCCATGCCAGCCAGCATGCTATCAAACCCAGCAAGCACCGCTGTCCCAATGCTTCCTGAGTATCCTTCCATCAGAGCTTGGATTCTGATGGGGCTGATGCCCGCGTTCTCTCCAATCACTCTAGCCACAGAGCTGGTGCTGCGGTTCATCCGCTCACCGGGAAGCTTTCCAAGATCGCTAGCGTTTTCCAATGGCTTGTTGCGAAAGAAGTCATAGTTCGTGGTCACACTTAAGATTGGAACAAGTGCTTGCGGAATGGGGTTGAAGAAGAACGTCGAGGTGCCGACGCTCGCCAGCATACCGGCCAAGTCTCTGCCGTCTTTTTTTACTGCAGCATCCAACAGAAATACCGGAATGGCGCCAAAAACATTGCCAACTTCAAACGCGCGAGGGAACAGTATCCTGCGACCACCCGGCAAATAAAGAATATCATATCCACGCTTCAGGTCAGGCGTTTCGTTGTTCCAGCGGTCAGGTTCATCGGCCATGTTCTTCGCAGCAAGAGCGAGAGAGGCAACCATAACCACAAGGCCGCGCAAGAATATCTGCTTTGGTAGCGTTTTCAGAACGCGCTCATCGCCCTTTTCATTTTCAACAAGACGGTACATGCCCTGAATCTTAGCATTGAGGAATGGCACCAACGGAACCAGCCAGTTCACAGTCGATCCAACCCAGCCACCACCCATGCCGCGACGGGAGAACGGAGCCAGGAGATAAGCTTGATATGCCGCCTCCTTATCCGTCATGCCCTTCTCCTTCATGCGCTCGTAGAGCTTAATGCGCTCGGCCATTTCAGTGGCTTCGCTGATCTTCTGAAGCCCTCCCATGGCGCGGCGCAGCATACCGCTAGGGCCGTAGCCAAGCCCTTGGATTTGACGCTCTAGCGCCTTGGCCACATCACGCTCGCCCATGCCGTAGGTGTAGCCACCGAAACCAGTCTGGGCAGCAATAGCCTTGTAAGAGGCGCTAGCCTGCAACGCCTGCTTCAAGCCGCCAAAGGTGTTTGTGTAAAAGGGAAGCCCCTCTTGCACATACGCCATGGTCTTGCCGCGCCATAGGTTTGCTATCATGAAGCTAGGCGCTGCGGTAATCATGTCACGGAAGAAGCCAGCAAACTGAGACATAGTCTTGTAGATACCGTTTGAAAATTCCCGAGGCGCTCCAGCCAATGTGGCGTAGAGAACTGTGTCATCAACCTCAAAGTTTTTATCCTGACCATTCACTCTGTATGTGATGGTCTTGCCTGCTTCACGATCCTTAACCGGACGACCAAGGCCCACCGCCTCCATGGTTTCCGCAGCCTGCTGCATGGCAACATTCTTCATGCCAGCTTTCATAATCACGTCTGCGTTGCGGAGCATGTTCTCAAAGAGATCGCCTAGCGGGTTCACGCCGCCCTTGAGCTTCACATCAAAGGCGGTCTTCACATTGGTCAGGCTCTCAGAGAGCTTAGGCCCAACGACAGAACCGGCGTTGTTCTCATTCTTCGCGTCCTCCTCAGCCTTCCGATAGAAGGGTGTGTAGAACATGCTGGCAAGCTGATCGGCTTTGCCTCTGTCCAACGTGCCGGTGTTGACAGCGAAGTCCAGCAGCGCCTTGTTGATGCGCTGGATGTCGGCGGCCATCTTTTTCCACTCGGGATGAGCAGCTTCAGCCTTGGAGATGATGGAGTTCACCTCCGCGTCAGTCAGGTTGAAGAAGCCTTTCTTGCCATTGCGGCGAAGGTCTTGTTCACGAAGGGCAACAAGATAGCTCTGCGCCTCCTTCTTGTCCTGGACATTGAGTCTGCCTTTGATTGCATCGATCAAACCGGGCACATCTTCCCGAATGGAAACATCGCCAGTCCTTGGGTCATAAGCCAGAGGGCCATGTTCCATATACATTTGAACGCGACCGCTGTTGTTGAGCGCCACCTCCATAGCCAAGCCTGCGCTCTTGAGCGAAAGACCTCTTTCCTTTGCCAGCCGGTCAAGCATCCAGAGTGGAGCCGCACGGTTGATTGTGGTGCGGACTAACGCACTAGACAGCTTCTCGCCGGGCAACGCTCCGACAAAGCGGCGCATACCATCCGAGAAAACATTCGGCTTATCCAGCTCTTTGCCCGTAATTTTTTCGGCAGCACTCTGATAGGCTTGATCTTCGGACAGTGGCGAGCGTGCTGAAGCTTCCGTTTCAGCGGATGAAAAATCTTGTCCGGTCGGCGTGGCGCGATCATTGAAGCGGGTAGCATCACCCTTCGCCACACGACCAAGCACATCCTCAACGGTCTGGAAGCCATCCCCGCGCAGCTTGTTTCCCATGCGGTCAAAGAACTGGCGCATCGCATTCACGAAGCGAGTAAAGGCGGGCTTCATTCCCGACATAGGAACGCCGCGCTTGGACGCATCCATGAGGGCACCAAAGGCGTAAGCCTGCGCCTCCCTGGCGGTCATCTTATTCTTAATGCTGCTAGTCAAAACATCCCAATAGCTCTTGTTGAGATTTGGGAAACGCGCCTGCTCCAGCTTGCGACGGATTGTCGGATCGACATCAGATATCTTCATGTCGTCGCGGAAGCCTTGGCTCATAAGCTTCGCGAACTGCGGATCATACTTGCCGTAGTAATCCTGAAGAACATGGAATGCTTCATGCGCTGCCGTTTCGCGCAAGAAGGGGAGCTGGTTCTCGGTAAGTGAAAGCTGAATTAGGCCTAGTATGCCCGGCTGGTTGGGGCGGGTACGAAGACCTTGAACCTTTTGCCCAGCAACGCCGCCGCTCTTTTCAATTGTTTCGTCGGATGCCAGCAACTCACGGGCAAACAGAACCTGATGATCGGCAGTGGCGGGAAGGATTTGGGACATCACCTCCGCAGCCACGAACGCGGCATACACCTGTTCGGCGCTGAGTGTCCGGTCCTTAAGCGCATTAACCAGAGCATTGCGAAGCAGCCTGCCCTGCTTGCCCTTGGCTTTCAGCTTGTCGAGGTAGATGGCATTGATGCGGTTCTGCGCCGCAATACGCCGCCCAGCGCGGGCATCACTTTCAGTGGGCTGAGACTCTGGTTGAGCCTGTTCGCCACCCACCTCGCGGGCAGAAGCTTCCGGCCCTTGGCGGTCCACCATTCTGCGAGGCTCAAGGGTTTGCCCTTCAGCATCAACGGCGCGTCCTGCCTTTTGGCCAGCTACATCCTCTGGACCAACTAAAGCAGAAGCAACCTCTTGCGTCATGCGTGCGCTCTCACGCACTGGCATTTGCACAAGCTGATCCATGGTCGTCTCAACCGGGACTTCTTGAGTGAAGTCTCCAACCTGACGGCGGACATAAGCCAGCACGTTGCCGAAGTTGTCGGAGGGGAGGATTTCCACCACCTCCTCGCCATTCAAAAGATACCGCTGATCAGTGATCTGAGGAGCGCCTGCGCGGGCATCATCCTGCTGGGCAGGGAGAGTGTCAGGACTGCCAGAGCCTGATGGGATTTCAATACCAGCAGCCTGACGCTGCCGATCCATCCGCTCACGACGAGCCTGGGCAACATCAAACGCAGGACCAGCGTTCTCCAACATGTTCTGACGCGCGGTGTTCTCGCGCTCATAGGTCGGAATGGAGTTAGCAATCTGGCGACGGACAGCCTCACGCCCCGCGATAAGCTGATCAAGCTGGGCAATCTCAGCCTGCACTGCCTCAAGGGCTACGGCATCAACTATGGGTGCAGCTTCAATTGCCTTAAGGCGGCCCTCTGCGTTTTGACGAGCCACAACAAGCTGTTGAACTTGCTGCTCTGCCGCCGCAAGATCGCGCTGCAACTCCAGCTCAGAGACGGGCTTGCGCCCCATGCGCCGCTGTATCTCAGCATCACGAAACGCCTCTTGGGTTTCAGGGCTGTTAGCCATCTCGCGCCGGATGTTGCCCTCTTCAACGCCTTGGCGAGAGGCGACGTTGCCTTGTTGATTCTCCCGAAGAATATCAAGGAACGTATTGACGCGGTCATTGTCGGTTTGCGCGTAAGCCATGCGAGATGCAATCTCGGGATTATCCCGGATCATATCTGGCAGGCTGCGCTCCATGAACCGCTCAAGCTGGGAACGAGAAAGGTTCCCGGCTGGCGTTTCGATGCTAGGCATCTCGCGCGGCAAAAGGTTTTGCCCAGTATCCATAGGTTCGCGGTTGGCAACGTAGTCGTTGACAGCCTGACGCAGTTCTGAAGGTAGGCTATCCTGATTAAGGCCGGTCGGAGGAGGGCCGCCACGCAGGGCAGCAAAGCCAGCGCCAGCGCCAGCACCAAGCGCAGCGCCGGTTGCGGCAGAAGACCCAACACCCTGGCTTAGATCACGCTCAGCATCGGCCCTACGCGCACCTACGTTCTGAGCAAAGCGGCCACCACCTTCTTCAATTGCTTCCTGACCGCCTTCGAAGATTGCCCCGCCAAGAATGCGGCTCAGAGCTGCCTGCTGGGCACGCTGGGCAAACGCCATGCGTTCAACGCCAGGAAGAAGAGCGGCTGACGCGGCGGACAACGGTGCCGCAATGGCAGATGCCTCACGCGCCGCTTGGGTGGCAAGAGCAACACGCGCCTCCTGATCCGTCATGGTGCGACGGAGTTCTTGATAAGCGGGGCTGCGCTCAATGACCTCTGAGGTCAGGGTCATAACATCTTGGTAGGTGGAGTTTGCTACCTCGCCGGTCTGAAGGCCGGTGCTGGTGCCAATCGCCGCGCCTGTTGCGCCACGCCGCGCCGCTTGTTCTGCTGCCTCTGCGCCCGCACGACGCGCAGCAACCTGTCCAACCGCACTACCGACCCGACCAACACCAAGAGACGCGGCAAGCTGCGGAATCTGCTCAACGGCCATAGAGCCAAAGAGATATGGGTCTGAGGCAAGACCGCTGACAGCCTCAACCGCCTGCGTTCCAAGCCCCTGGTTTTGAACCGCCTGAAGACGCCGCTCAAACTCCTCTTGCCTCTGACGAAGGCCGGGCGACATGATGTCCCGGCCAACGTCCTGAACATATTTACCAATCCTGGTTGCAGGGTTGTTGAAGTTGCCAGTGGCAAGCCCGTAGATGCCACCAGCGGCAGTGCCTAGGCCGCCGACGCCAGATACCAAAGCGCCCGGCACATCGCGCAAAATGTTGGTCGGTTGACGCTCAGGTTCTGCCGCCGGGGCGGGCGCGGCAGACTGCGCGTTCGGCAAGATATCAAACTCAATGGCGCGAATGATATCGCGGTCAGACATTCCTTCTGGGAACCGGACTTTGCCAACCCCGGGGACATCAATGATGCTCATGAGTTATCTCCCGGGGAGTTGATATGGCCGCACCCTGTCTTCGCCTTCAGGGCCAAGATTTCCACCAAGACCGCCGCCCATCCTGGAACGCAGCGACCTTGCTGTTTGTAAAAGTTGAGTTAGCTCTGTGTTATACTCAGCCTTCTGAGCATCTGTAAGCGCCCCACTTGGGTCGGCAAGAATCTGCCGAATAGCATTGATGCTACCATTCACTGCGGTAACTTGAGAGGCAAGGTTTCTTTCCTCTCTCGTTTCTTGATCGCGCCCGTTTATTCTTTGGTAAGTTTCAGCTAGCTCAGGATTTTCTTGCAACGCACGAATCAGATCAAGTTGAGGATTACGCCCTGCATTCGCGCCTGCTCTAGCGTCTGCCCTAGCGGACGCTCTCTCACGAGCAGCTATCTCGTTGTTCGAAATCAGCATTTGGGTCTGACGCTGGTATTCGGACGCGCTGATCTGACCAGCCATATAACGGCGTTGGAGATCGGCCTGGGCGACCGCCATGTCAGTCTGAAGATCGGCGCGCCGGTCTTGACGAATCTGGCTGAGTTGTTGACCATAAGATTGAACGGCAGGCGCAGCGCCCTCGCCAATTGCCCCGGCAAGGCGCGGGTTGTTGGAGCCAGCGATACGAAGGCCAGCCTCAATAAGCGCCATGTTTTGCGCTTCTCTACGGCGGTCGCCTTCGTTGGTACGGGAATCCCGTATCCGGTCCATTAGTTCCTGGGGAATACCAGGGAACATACCGAGGTTTCTCTCCATGGTTTGCTGAAGCGTGGGCATGGCTTCAGGAGCGGCTGGTGCAGCGCTAGGCGTCAGCGCTCTTACGCCGCTAGCGGGAGGGCCGCCAGCAGGCTGAACTGCTGGTCTACCCTGGGGCTGCGTTACTGGCGGGCGGGTATCAGTGGGGGCAGGAGGAGGAGTGGCCGCAGCGGGAGGGGTTGCAGCCGTTGAACGCGGGCCAGTCGGGTTGTCGCGCATATAGCCAGCAGGGTCGCGCCGGAATGCTTCCATATCAAATTCACCGCCGCGAATCCTGCCAGCATTATCAATTAGATATTGCTGCTCAGCACTAGCTTGCGCTTGCCTGCTCGGAGAGCCGAAAAAGTAGGTATATGGATTATTCTCCAATCCACGTCTGGCTGTTTCTATGTTGCCTTCAATTACCCTTGGAGCAGCTTCCAGGACGCTTCTCCACCGCCCTGTGGCGTAATCCCAAAACTGCCCAGCGCGGCTTCTTTCGCCCTCTCCCTGGACGCCATCCGGCGTACCTTTGGACATGCGGATAACGCCGCCCTCGCGCATGGCCTGAATGCCGGTTCCTTCATCTTCCTCCGTGGGATAGTCTTCATCCCCAGGCTCGGGCGTCTGAAGGCTGCGAATCCCCATAGGGGCTTGCATGTTCTCTTCGCTAGTCAGGTCTTGAGCAACAGTCCCTTCAGGAGGCTGGGCCTGCTTTGTTCTCATCTCCTTGCGGCGGCGCAACTCTGACAACACCAGATAAGACGGAGCCGTGCTGTCCGGGGATTGCATCAGATGAACAAGCTGTTGATCTGATGCGTTCTTGAGAGTGTCTTGGATGCTGAGGAGATTCATTTGCCTGCCTTACACTCCACGCGCCGCGCCAATGCCAGCGATGCTTAGACCGGCAATTGAGTTAAGCGGGTTGGGATTTGCGTAGTTGCTCGTCACTGTGGTGGGCGTAACAGGAACGCCACGCAGAATGTTAGACATATACGAGATGTTATTTTTCTTGTAGTCGCGCTGATTAATGAAGTCTTGCTGAGCAAGATCATACGCGCGCTGCTCCAGGTTTTGTTGAGCAGTGCCTTGACCACTCAATGCTTGAGCCTGGGCAAGTCTTAGACCTTGAGCCTGAGCATTCAGTGCGCCCATCTGAGCGCCAGCTTGCATGCCGAGATTTGCCCCAGCCAAACCATACTGAGCCGCCTGGAGGCGCTGCTGTTCCGTTGTGGTCTGCGCCCCAATCGAGGCTTGCCTGTCTGCGTTGAATTGCTGTTGGGCATTGGCAAACGCCTGTTGCCTTCCAGACGCATCAATGTCGTTCATGCGATTGGCTAAGCCACGCTGGGCAACGCCCTGCTGGATAGCGTCACGATAGCCGCCAAAAGCGCCAGCATTGATGGCTTGCGTTTCTCTAGCCGGTCTACCTTCATTGTAATCACGAAGAGCCGAGGCTTTCTGCCGTTCAATAACATTCTCCATGTAAGGAGACATGTACTGGTCAGCCTGTTGCTGACCAAACGCATCTTGTTGAATGGCGTTCGATTGATAGTTGCCAGCATTAAACCCGGCGTTACCAGCCTGCTGGGTCATGCCCATCCCAGCGTTAACGCCAGGAGTTCCTTGGTTCGCTACATCGCGGGTAATACCAAAGCCCTGATTGGTGTCTTCGGTAAACCCTGCAATTCTTTGCCCTTTGTAGGGCGTGTATTCTGTGTTGCTCGCCTCTTCGGCGCGGCCCATCATACGCTCGAAGTATGGCCGTGCGTACTCAGGAAGGTTCGATGTGTTGGTTGTTGTGGATGTTGGTGCGCCGCCGCCACCGCTGCTACCGCCCATCTTACAAATCCTTCTCGAACATAACTAACCCGCGTTTAATGCCATAAGGTTCGAGCATCTTGATCCAACCTTCCCTACCACATCCCTCAATCCCACTGCATTGGTTATCTTCAGCCCAACGCAGGAGAACCTGAGTCATTTCGTTCCGCCAGGAGCGAAGCTCTTTGCCCCCAGTGAATAGAAGCGTGAGAAAGCGGCGCGATGGATACTCGCTGATTGCCGTAACTTCACATCCGATAATATCTTTTTCGTCAGTAAAAGCAATCCAAAGCTGCATCTCGCCTTTGCGCGTTGCGGCGTGAATGTCTTCCACCATGTATCTGCCGTTCGTCACCGCCACCGCAGGGGCAATGAATCCTTCGACCGCCTCCCATACATCATTGATGTGGTTGGAAGGGACGAAGCTAATGTTCACAGAGTGATCTTTCCGCCGATGGATTTGGGCTGGGTTTCCTTACCCGTCCTTTCCTTTCTTACTTTTCTCATCATCTCATGTAAACGCCGCACGCCTTGGTCGGTTGAGCCGTCACCCAAACCAGAAACTACGTCCGCTGGCACCACGAATTCAGAATCTGCCAATCTTACTTTTTGCCGCCCTTCGATGGTGCCTGGAATGAGGTCATCCATTCCGCCGCCAGGACCAGTGATGCGACCGCCAGCTATCCTGTCCCGCAGCATGCCGAGGGCATCAGCGCCGAACATGCCCTCAAACCGCGCCAGAGCTTCTTTGGGGCGGGGGTGTTCGTTGAGTAGGGCTGCCTTAGCCTCATTCACGATGTTGGCTGTCATGCCCTCTTCGCCGCGCAGAGAGGCAAGGCCGCCCTTGGCGAAGTTGTATCTACGCTCAGGGCTGACACCGGGGAGGTATCCGGTCGGGTCTGGCGTCCAGCTAGGCTGCTGAGCCGGAAATCTTTCCGGGTATTTGCTGGGGTCGTAAGGAGCTTCTTTTGGCGCTCTTTGCTGGCCGGTCGGAGTGGCTCCGCTAGCATACAGCCCAGCACCAGTGGCCAATGCTGAGATGGGGTTTTTTTGAATGTTGGTGCCGATCTGGGATAGCGTCGTCCCTGGATCGGATACCGCGTTAGAGAACCTGTCGCCAAGCTTTGAAAAGCTTTGGCCAACACCTGATGAGGCGGCGTCAGTTGCAGGAGATGCGGCTGCCGCTGCCGCGTCCGCTGCGCCTGGAGCAAGAGCGCCTGGAGCGGATAAAGCCGCCGTTGACGCATTAGAGGCAGCTTCACCAAGCCCGGCATGCGCGAGGAGCGCCCCGCCGTCTCCGGCAGCGCCCGGTATGCTGGATGCAATATTGCTTGCTCCTTCGCCAACAGCCCCAGCAGCCCCACCAACGCCACTCAGCAATTGTCCGCCAGCGAAGCTAGTCGCGCCAGAGATAAGGCCGCCCATCAAGGCTTGGTTTGTAGACTCGCCTTGAGCCTTACCAATGCCGAAGGAGGCGGCACCAGAGCCAGCGGCACCAGCGGCAGCAGCCAGCGCAGCAGGCGCTCCAAGGCCGCCTGTGAGGGCTGTGATGCCGATACCAGCGATAGCTGGCAGGATAGCCTTTGCCCAGTTGAAAGCTTCAGGCAGCCCTGTGTGCGGGTTTGTGGTGAAGCCTTTGCCAGTTAGCTGGCGAATACCAGCAAGCTCAGCGCGGCTCACATGGAGGAGCGTGTCGTCCCCATGGCGACCATAACTGGCCAGATGTCTTGCTGCGCGGTCCATGGGGATTCCTTAGATTTTCTCTGACGTTGTAGCAACAGGAGATGCTTCTGGATGCTCTTTTCTGTAGCTGTCAAACTCTGACTTAAGTTCTTGGACGGCCTTCCATAGCACAGGTATCAGTTGGTCTGGGCGAAGATGTTCCGTGCCTTCTTCGTCTTTAACATACCCGCCGAAATCAAGGCCAGTCTTGTCGAAGGCGGCCTTCACATCAGACGCCAAGAAGCCCCAGTGCGTGCGCTTGCCGGGTCTATCGACGTAGAACGTCTCTTCAACATCTTCTTCAGTGAAGTCTTCGGTGCCCAGGATTGGCAACTGCTTTCTGGTGATCCTCTTTTCCGGCACAAGGCCGCCCGATATCCACCTGAAGGTAACGGGATCAATGTCTTGGATGATTGGCAACGCCGTAGGCAGCGGGGATATGTCGGTCTTGAGGGATGGGTCGGATGTTATGATGGTGCCGTTGGCGGCGTATACGTTTGCCCAAAGAAGAGAGGAGCTACCAAGATTGTATGAATTGGTTACACGCGGCGTGACGTTTGCGGCAATTAAATCGCCACCCATCTTTAATCCGCTACCGTTAGCTGTATAGTTTTGGACTATTTTATTTATGGCGCTTGTACCTCCAGAACCTCCATCAGTTCCATCATAAATGTTTGCTGTAATGTTGCCATTAATTACGTTGCCAACAATTTGAAAGTAGTCGGTGTCTGTTCCGCCAACAATATAGATTCCCCAACCTTGAGTTGGGGTTAATGGAACTAATGTTGAACTACCGGGAGGATCGCGCATAAGAAATGAAGTGTCGTTAGTGATATTATTTCCTGTAATAGTAAATCTTGAAACATTATAACCAACACCAATACCAGCATAATATCCTGGAAACTTTGCGGAATTATAGACAATAGCATTATTACTTATGCAGGAGCTAAAGCCAGCATTCAACAAAATTCCAAACTGAGCCGCGCTATGAATGCGACTATTAGTTACCAAAAGCTCACTACGCCAATTGCCTGTTGTGAGAATCCCATTGCCATTATAGTTAGCGCCAATCCAACTTGTGGTAATGAAGCAGCCTTCACCGCCCTCTAAAATTATAGAGCCATTGGATTGATGATCACATTCCAAATCAAAAGCATGAAGCCATGTTGGGAATGAGTATTCTGCTGGGGTGTATGGTTGATTTTGGCTATCCGTCATACGAACAGCAGTGCCGCCCCACAAAAACGCGCAGGCCGTAACAATCAAGCTGTGAGCATATGAATCATAAAGAAGGCAATCAAAAGTAATTGAGGTTGAAGTTACATTGCCTCCACCTGGGTAAATCTGAGGTATAGTTCCTGGTGATGTAATTACCGTTGAGTTCCAAGGGATGCTAAAGGTGGTGGGAGTAAGAACTGTTACTGTCCATGTTGGGTTAGCGCTGGTATTGTTGGCACCATACGGAACAATAACTGGTGTCGCTCCTGATGCTGCTGTATTGACATCCGGGATTCCCTCAATTGAAACAGTGTCGCCTGTTGCTAAATTGTGGTTAAATATTGTGGTTACAACTGCTGAAGTTGCATTGGATACTCCAGAAATTTGCAAACTATTGTCCATAACAACTCTGTCAAGAACACCACGAAGACTTGGCTTGTTAATTTTTTCCGCTGCATTAACAACTCCAAAGTATTTTATGCCATAATCTCCAGAAAAATAACGCAATTCGCAATCAATAACTTGATTGCCAGTTCCCCACATTGAAACACCATTGCCGGTTCCAGTAATTCTGCACGTTCTAACTTCACAGAAATATGAATTTTTAAAAGCAATTCCATTTCCAAGAGTTAAGTTGCTCGCTCCGGGCGAGCGTCTAATGGTGAGAGATTCAATTATGCAATGTTGTTTTTCGTCAATAGTTATGACGTCTCTTGCTGTGCCGTCGCTAGGCGCTCCCCATTCAATGATCGTGGCCGCAGTTGCCGTTGTGTCGTCAACGGTAAATGGTCCATAGCCGCTTTCGCCATACAGCCGCTGGCTACTGGATGTCATTGATAGGCCGGACGTAATGAAGTACCTGCCCGGCGGCAGATAGACGTTCTTCCCGGTGTTTAGTGCGTTCTGAATGGCAGTCGTATCATCGGTGCTACCATTACCAACCGCACCAAAGTCCTTCACGCTAACAACATCAGCCGCCTTGTTCTGCCAAGTGCGGGTTGTTGCTCCTGTTCCAGGCTGCAAGAAGCCCTGGAAGGTGGCGGGTGAAGCCCCATTACCAGTAAGCGCGTAGCCAGCAGTGCCGGTGGTGGGAGATGCGGAAGCCGCCGAGGTCCAAGTTGTGCCGTTAGATGTCAGTACGTTGCCGGTAGCGCCAGGGGCAACGAACTGCACAGGGCTTGTCCCATTGCCCAGCAAGACGTTGTTGGCAGTCAGAGTGGACGCGCCTGTACCGCCCTGTGAAATGCTTAGCGGTGTAGTCAGCCCGGTTAAACTGGTGATGTTGGAGTTAGCACCGCTAGTTGCGTAGCCAGCAATGCTCGCTCCTGCGGGGATGGTTACCGTGCCGGTGAATGTGGGGCTGGCCAACGGAGCGCGTGTCGTATCGGTAGGGTGAACGTGGTCCTGGCGCGCATAGCGAAGGCTGGTGCCGGTCGCAGCCGTTCCGTTAATCAGAGGGGCAACACTAGCAGCTTGCCCAGTAACAAATGCGGTCGTGGCTATCTGTGTAGTTGATGTATCAACGGCAGCGGTAGTTGATGTGGGAGTTCCGGTCAGTGCTGGACTAGCTAACGGAGCGCGTGTCGTGTCCGTAGGATGAACGTGATCCTGGCGGGCGTAACGCAGGCTTGTCCCTGCTGCGGCTGTACCATCAATCAGAGGCGCTACCGATGATGCTTGCCCAGTAACGAATGCCGTTGTCGCGATCTGTGTGGTCGATGTATCAACTGCGGCCGTGGTTGAGGTCGGCGTTCCTGTCAGGGCTGGACTAGCCAATGGAGCGCGTGTTGTATCTGTGGGGTGGACGTGATCTTGACGCGCATAGCGAAGGCTGGTTCCCGCCGCAGCGGTGCCATCAACCAAGGGCGCTGTTGCTGAAGCTTGCCCAGTGACAAACGCTGTCGTAGCAATTTGCGTGGTGGATGTATCGACGGCAGCCGTTGGGGCAGTAGGCGTCCCTGTCAAGGCTGGGCTAGCAGATGGCGCTCCACCTAAGGCTGTCAACGCGCTTCCCGCTGTAGTGGAGCCTGTGCCGCCATTGGCAATTGCTAGCGTACCAGCAAGCGTTATTGTGCCAGAGGTTGTAATTGGCCCGCCAGAGGTAGTCAGCCCGGTTGTTCCTCCAGACACGTCCACGCTGATTACCGAACCGCCTCCGGTAATGCCGAGATTGGTCCTTGCGTCCGTAGCGTTTGTTGCGCCGGTACCGCCTTGTGAAATGCTTAGCGGTGTAGTCAATCCGGTCAAGCTGGTAATAGAGCTATTGACCCCGCTAGTTGCATACCCAGCAATGCTTGCACCAGCCGGAATTGTGACCGTGCCCGTAAAGGTTGGGCTAGCAAGTGGAGCGCGTGTTGTATCGGTAGGATGAACGTGATCTTGCCTTGCGTACCGAAGGCTTGTTCCTGCTGCGGCGGTGCCATCAACAAGTGGAGCTACCGCTGACGCTTGCCCGGTGACGAATGCAGCCGTGGCGATCTGCGTTGTGGATGTATCAACTGCGGCCGTTGGGGCGGTTGGCGTGCCTGTTAGGGATGGGCTGGCCAATGGCGCGCGGGTTGTATCTGTGGGATGGACATGGTCTTGCCTTGCGTAACGCAAGCTGGTTCCGACCGTGGCCGTACCGTCAACCAAGGGCGCAACTGCCGAGGCTTGGCCAGTAACAAACGCAGTTGTTGCGATTTGTGTGGTTGATGTATCAACGGCAGCAGTGGTTGAGGTTGGCGTTCCTGTCAACGCCGGGCTAGCCAAGGGCGCGCGAGTGGTGTCGGTCGGGTGAATATGGTCTTGGCGAGCGTAGCTCAAGCTAGTGCCAACAGTGGCCGTGCCGTCAACCAGCGGCGCTACTGTGGCGGCCTGACCAACCACAAACGCGGTCGTTGCCAATTGAGTTGTGTTAGTATTGGTGGCTGCTGTGGGCGCTGTAGGCGTTCCAGTTAGCGCCGGACTAGCCAGAGGCGCACGAGTTGTATCTGTGGGGTGAACGTGATCTTGCCGCGCATAACGCAGACTCGTTCCTACTGCGGCTGTTCCATCAATGATCGGCGCTACTGATGAGGCTTGGCCAGTAACAAATGCGGTAGTGGCAATTTGCGTTGTTGATGTGTCAACCGCTGCTGTGGTTGAGGTTGGCGTTCCTGTCAGGGCCGGGCTGGCCAAAGGTGCTGCTCCAAGAGCAGTCAGCGCAGCGCCTGCTGTTGTTGCACCCGTGCCGCCATTGGCGATGCCCAGCGTGCCAGCAAGCGTGATGGTGCCAGAGGTTGTGATCGGTCCACCAGAAGTGGTTAGGCCAGTGGTGCCGCCAGATACGTTTACGCTAGTTACGCCACCACCACCGCCGCCGCCAGTAGCAGCGATTGTTATGCCGCCAGCAGAATTAGAAATAGTTATGTTTGACCCAGCCGTTAGCGTTGCAGCACTATAGCCAGAGCCATTTCCAATTGGAATTTGACCGTCGGTTGGGATAGTTGTCAGCCCAGTACCGCCATTAGCAACGCCAAGCGTTCCAGCTAGAGTAATGGTGCCAGAGGTGGTGATCGGGCCGCCGGATGTGGTTAAGCCCGTTGTGCCGCCAGAGACAGCAACGCTAGTCACTGAGCCACCGCTGGTGATGCCTAGGTTGGTTCTGGCGTCGGTGGCGTTTGTTGCGCCGGTACCGCCGTTGGCAATGGCCAGCGTGCCACCAAGCGTTATAGTGCCAGCCGTAGTGATTGGGCTGCCGGATGTGGTTATGCCTGTCGTGCCGCCAGATACGGCCACGCTAGTAACAGTCCCAGCGCCGGTAGGCGTAGCAGCCACGTTAGCAAAGGCAGAGTCAAGGTTCTGGTCGATTGCCCTGGTAAGCTGGTCGCCCCAGGACCTATCCCAGTCATCAGTCGCAAGCGGAAGTCTTGTGCGGCCTTGGCTCATCTACGTCCATCCTGGCGAATATCAACACGGGGTACACCGAGACGCCACGCCACGCCAAGGCCATCACTCTGCACACGCAGCGACATCATGCGGCCACGCAGACGAAAGTATGTCTGGTTAGTGAACTGCTCAACCGGGAACGTGACGGTTGTTATTCCGCCAGAGGTGCTTGTGTTTGAGATGCGTGTGGTGTCGTTGTCTCTAGTCTGACTGAAGGCAGAGCCTGAGTAATCTTGCGCCTGCAAAACAAAGTTCACCATAGGATTAGCCGCGCTGCTGTTCCTGAATGTTAAGTCGGGAATCATTCTCCAGGCAAACCCAAATGTTTCGCCAGAGCCAATTTCAATCGGCGCGCTCTCAATGTAAGCTATGATGGGCAACGCTGGGTTGGTTGAACCGTCGTCTTGCCCAATCTCATGGAAGTATACATAACCATCAGCGCCAGCAGAGCGAGGATAATCTTCAATCCCTCTGTCAATCCATGCCGTTCTGACAATCGTGCCTATGGTCCAAACCTTCTCGTTGTAGTTGTAAACTACATAACGATCATTCTCTTCAGATTCTAGGCTTGGGTAGAACCACCAAACCTCATTGAACGACATGTTGCTGCCGCCGCAAATCTTCTCGGCTTGGTTCCAGTTCAGATCGTTGAACACATAGTCCTTGACTGAACAGGGCAAACCATAAACGCGACCATCATATTGGAAGAAGCCGTTTGCCCCCATCCAAAACACCACATCGTTTGCTGATGCTATGGAATTTGGTCCAGCCAAGGTTGCCATACCCAGGCGACCAATGGTGTATTCATACGGGGCACCAATGTACTTCAGCGCGTGAACTGCGCTATCAGTCCAAACAAGAATTTCTTGCTTGGTCTTGATTGCCGCCAAAAATTCAGAGCCGGTTGGAATACGAAGGCCGCCAGCCGCATTGTCCTCAAGCGGCGTCCATTGAACCGGGTCTTGATTGTCTGACCAACGAATCAACAGGCGATCTTGCTCTCCGGTCACAAAATCAGTGCAGCCGAACGCCAACACCTTCCGGTCAAGCGTTGATACCATGATTTGACGGGCAACGGTGGGGATGCCGGAAGCGAGGGGCAAGCTATCAAGCCTAACAGCCCTAGCCCCAAGGCCGCCCAAGTTTGACCAGTAATAGATTGCCGCATCGCGCGGGTTAATGATCAAGTCCTGCCCATAGTTATCGCTGGACCACAAGCGCAAACGAGCGCTGGATGTCTTAGTGTCGGCTCCCACGCCCCAGCCAGTGCCATCCAAGGCGCTCATAGAGGTGCCCGCAGGAACGGTCTGAGATATGTTGATGGTGTATGTGCCGACGCCGCCAGTGCCTCCCCCGGAACCAGATGGGATTAGTGCCGTTATGTATGTCGCCAGAGAACCTGGAGGGCCAACAGACACGCCGTTGCCGGTGATCAAATCCCCAACCTTAATCAGGGCAACTGTCCCTGCGGGGATTGCTGATACTGTTAGGGTCGTGCCAGTTATGGAGCCAGTAAACGAAACACTGTTTGCGGCAATAATGCCGCCCCAGGTGCCAGCACCCCAGCCATTGGCGTAGAGTGTGCTGTTGGTGCCTGTGTTGATTTGGAAAATGGCAGTGACCGTGCCGCCACCACCGGGCGGCTGCAACACCGTTGATGTTGCGTTTGATGCAGCAGCAATGTAAAATACAGATGATGTTTCGACGGAAGTGATCTGGTATTCGCCGCTAAGCGTCAAGCCGCCAACAACAATAGCACCAGCGGCAGAAAATGTAACAAAATCCCCTTCGGTAGCGCCATGATCTGGTATGTTTACTTTAACAACATTGCTGCCGGTGGTTGTTGAGAATGGATTGCTTTGGGTTTTTGTCACTCTGATGGGAGTGATGTCATACATAGACCCGCCGCGCTCAATGTAATACTTAAAGCTGGTGCCGATCCCAAGATAGTAGTTTCCCGTCAGATCAGAGAACGGGAATAGATGGCGGCATGCCCCCAAGAACTGCTGCAACACGGCTTGTTGCCAGCCGCCAATCTTCTCTGGTGCCCCAGCACGAAACCGAACCTTGTCGGCTTCAGACCAAGAACCCGACGAGGAGTATCTTGATCCATCGTGCTGAACGCCTGGAGCGAATTGGAGCTTCTGGAGAGGCATGTTAGCCAGCAGCCTTCTTCTCAAGCGCATCAACCTTCGCGCTCAATTCTTTGACGGCATTAACCAGCAGGGCAATCACCCCGTTGTAGTTAAGCGACATCAAGCCAGAGCCATCAGGATCGTTTGCTGGTGCCTGTCCTGTAACCTCCACGGCTTCAGGCAGCACGGCAGCAACGTCTTGGGCAAGAAGGCCGACGCTAAAAATTGATGATCCATCAATCTTTGAGATGTCGTTTCTTTTGTAAGTAACGCCATTCAGTTGAGCTAATTTGCCCAAAGCGCCATCAATGGTTTTTTGGTCTTCCTTGACCCTCTTGTCTGAGGTTGTTTGCCAACCATTGGGCGAATAGCCTATACCGTTGTCTTCTAAAGTAAACTGGGCAGCGCCACCAACAAGAAACTGAACGCCAGCCTTTGTGCTTGGTTGATGGAAATAGCGCAAAGTCATTTGATAGCCAAACGGGGATGAAATCAAACCAGGACTATAATAAACCCCGCTTGCCAAAGTTGCGGTTTGCATAGTGATGTTGCTGTAAGTGAAGAAGTTACCGGATGTATCTGAAGACCAACGAATCTTGAGGTTTGTTGTGTCGTTAAACCCAGCAGTGCCGTCAGTGTTTAAGTAATACTCTCCAACAACAGAGCTATTTGATTGCTGAAACCGTATGTTTGTGGATGCTCCAGAACCAACGCGCAGCAGATTGCTGGTTGTCGCTATCGTTCCGCCGCCAAGCAAGTCACGATAAGCAGTAAAGTTACCAGACGCATCAGTGTAAAAGCGCGAGAACGGCGTGACCTGAAACGCAGCAGTGACCGTGCCGCCACCACCGGGCGGCTGGAGGACTGTTGACGTTGCTGTTGAGCCGGCGGTGATCGTGAAAGTGGAGGACGATGGCGTGCTGACAATTTGATATGTGCCGTTAAGCGTCAATCCGCCAACAGCACTAGCGCCAGAGAACGTCACGAAATCATTGACGGAAGCGCCATAGGCCGGAATTGTCACAAGGACAGTGGCTGAACCCGAAGTGGTAGAAAACGGATTTGACTGGATGATTGTTGTTCTGGTTGAGTTATCAATCAGACCAGCATTGCCATCTGTGTTCAGGTAGTAGGAAACATTCCGCGCATTAGTTCCATTGGAACTAATCATGTTGAGGTACTTGGAATTGGTTTCGCCATTCCCAATGCGGACGTTTTGCCCTGTAGTTGTTATGTCTCCAACAACGCTAAGAGACTTCAGAGCGGTTGCTCCGCTGCTGCGCGTGATGGTGAGGGGATTCTCAATATAAACCCCGCCGTCCGTGTAGCTACTTATCGTGAAGTCGCTGCCAACATTGCCCGTGGATTCAGCCGTCGAATTGCCTGGGGCAATAGCCCATCTCGCAGAGCCTCCGGTTTGCCCAGTAATCACGTTGCTTTGACCAGAGGCAGCCTTCGACAAGGCCAGTACCGGCGAAGCCTTGCTGATGGTGACGTTGCCGTTAATCAGGACATTGCCACCCACAGAGTCAAAGGGTTGAGTGGCAGCAACAACATTGGTGCCGTCGCAGTACATAAGCTGGGTGTAGCCGTTAGCTAGCGTTACGCCAGTCCCAGCAGATGTTTTTACCACAACATTCTGGCCGCCGGTCGTGGCGTTGCGGACGGCGTAGAACTTGTTGACCGTTGGCACAACCAGATTGCAAGATGCGCCAAGACTTCCTGTGAGAACCAACACCGCATTCCGCGCCGCACCAACAACGCCGGTACCCGTCACTATCGTGACATCAGTACCAGACATTGTAATGTTGCCAACGCCAGTGATGGCCTGCTCAAGAAGAGTGCCCAGGTTGTAGTTGGTCGTAGCGCCCCACTGGGAAGCCTGCTCACCGTTGCCGATAAGCTCAATACCAAGGGATGGGCTGTATGTACTGGGCATCTTCTTACCTTGCTATAAGGTTTAGCAGGAGACGGTGTAAGTGACGGTCAGCGTGTCGCCGCTCAGCACCGCGCGAGAGGAAGCGAAGTCAGCCGCAGAGAACAGCGTGCCAGCCGTGCCGCCAACGGTGCTGCTGGTTGTGATGAAGCAACCGGCAACAGTGTTGGAAGCGTTAATGTTGAACGTCGCAGGCGAGGCTGAGTTGGTGCTGGAGCCAGCGGTCGAGGATGCCGGGCTAAAGGCAGGGCGCGTAGCATTCGAGTAGCCAGTGATCTCAGACCAGCCAGCGTGGGAAGCCATGGTGTCGCCAGCAGCGATAGTGCCGGTGCCCTTCAGGCCCACATAGAACGCGGCGGTATAGGCCGAACCAAGGAAGTACTTGTTCAGCAGATCGTTCTTGCCCGTGGTCACAACCAGATTGGGAAAGCCATCTTCCCAGCGGATGTTACCCTCGGCGTCACGGCATGTGACGATGAACTTGCCAGCCACACCAACGAAGTCATTGACCTCGTGACGAGCGACAAGGCCAGCGCCAGCGCCATCCCCCAGAATGATAGAATCATTGTTGTCCATTTAGCTATTCCCTATTGGTGTCCATGTTGAACTTACGGCAGGAACTGGCGTCCAGAGCTGCCCTGGATTTGGTATGGGCTGCCATCCGCCATACCCCTTTGTAACATCGATCAGAGATATTGTATCCGAAGCTGATCTTGGGATGATAGCAATATTTGTGGCGATATCAACAAGGGCAATTGAATCAACCGCAGATGGCTGTGCGGATATCTTGCCACTAGAAGAGTCGGAAATGACAAGGGTATCAGACGCGCTAACTACCGCGACGCGCCCGCCTGTCACAGAATCTGACAACGACAAGCTATCGGACGCGCTTCTTACGTAGATAATGCCAGGAACAGAGCTATCAGATAGAGTTAAAGAATCTGAGCCGCTGACAAAATACCCAGACTCAGGTGTCGTGAGGTCAAGTAGGGTTAGCGTATCGGACGCAATGTCAATCAGGCTGGCAATTGAGGCGCTAACATCAACCAGAGACAGGCTATCAAAACCACTAGCCACCGCGTCTAGTTTGGTTGCTGTAGATTCAGTAAACGTTATGAAGTCAGAAGCATTGCCCAGAAAGGACGCGACAATTGCTGCACTATCGGCCAGCGTCAGCGTGTCGGATACGCTAACGCCAACGAATGCTACAAAACTTGCCGCGTCCACCAAGGTGATGGAGTCGGAGGAACTTAGCGAGTAAGACGTGCCGCCGCCAGACACATCAGACAGCGTCAAGGCATCAGAAACGGCGCTGGAGATGCTTATTGCGACAGAGCCGATGTCAGATAGCGTGATAGTGTCAGAGGCATTGCCCAGGAAGGACGCCACGCTCACCGAGCTGTCAGTCAGCGTCAGTGTGTCGGACGCGCTAACTCCAGCAAAAGCTATGAAGCTTGTTGTGTCCGCAAGAGTGATGGAGTCAGAAGAGTTCAGCGAATAAGCTGTACCGCCACCAGAAACATCAGACAGCACCAGATCATCAGAGGCGTCTCTGGAGGCGCTTATTGCGGCAGAGCTGGTGTCGGATAGCGTCAGGGTATCAGAGGCGTCCACAGAGGCGCTGAGGACGCTTGTGGTGGATTCTGTTAGGACAATAGAATCGGACGCTAGCCCAACTAGGCTTGCCACATTCGTCGTGCTGTCGGTCAGCGTTAGAGCGTCGGACGCAATCCCCTGAATGGAGGTCTTGCCCTGATCACTAAACGGCGCAGCAGAGAATGGGAAGAAGCCAAACATTGTCTAGCTCTTATGCCTAGGGCGAAGCTACTATCGGCCAGATGATATCCCAAGGAAACCCAGGTTGGGAAGGGATATCACGCAGCGCCTGCCGGTAAGAGGCAAGGTCGAAGTCAAGGCCATTCCCATCCTCCAGCGCCTTGATCACACGCCAGTCAGTGGCGGCAAGACGGGCATTCCGATCTGCGCGCACTGAGGATGCTTGTTGGGCATCAAGAGCGGTCTTGGCTTCGTCGCTCATATCAAGGGCAACGTAGTTCCGATACCAGTTCCCATCAGCCATCTGGATCACGCCTTGGCGCGCGACGAACTGGTATCTGGTTGCTGCTGGCTGCGGCCCTTCAAAGATCACATCAGCATCAAAGCTATCCAATAGCTCTTCAGAAAGCTGGGGCGGAAAGCTGGTGGTGGGATGAAGAGCGCGGAACTCTCCGTCCGTGATCACTTCGCCCGTGTTTCTCAATCTGATTTCCATGGCTTCCTCTAGCTCACCGAAAGAAAAATATATGTGCCGCCAATGACGTTCGCCAAGTTGCCGACAGAGTTGCTTAATTCAAAGCCCGATGCGGCTGTATCCACCCAGTCGGTTGTCGTCACCTCGGCGGCGGTGCTGTTCAGACGTAGGTATGGATCATTGCCCGCAACGATGCCACGCGCGCTGTCCCAGACGTACCAATCGCCGAGCAAATCAGTGCGTTTGATAAGGACAAACCGGGCACCTGTTGTGAAGCCGCAGTTAACGGTCAAGGTTGCGCCTGTGCCGGTATAAGAGCCAACTTTGGATACGTCCGCAACGGTGGCGAAGAGGTAGGCAACGTATGTTGTGCCCCCACCATTAACAAATCCTGACGATCCAACTGTGAATATGGATGAGGTTGGAGACGTACTGTTCCACACAGTGGTATCCGTCACCGCCGCAGCAGTTGTGCTTAAATCTAGAGTTTTGGTGTTTCCAGTTAAATTGCTATATATTGTCCACGGTTGAGAGGCTGGCCTACATTTAAAAATCATCAACTCAGGAATAGAATTTAAATTGTGTGAATATGTTGCCCCGGCAGAACCCGTACCCGTATAGCACACCACATCAAAGAAGCCGGGCGCGCGGCGGAACAGGTAGTTAATGAACGTATTGGCGGATGCGTTGGTAATGGTGGATGTTGTGCCTACCTTAACGCCATCCATTACATCCCAAGGATTGGCTTGCAAGATGGTATCGTCCGCCGCCACTTCTGTTGCTGTCGAAGATGTGACCAGATAACCAGTACTGGTAAGCCTTGAGGAAAACAGACTCGCAACAGCAGCGCCACGATTTTTAATCAGCACCGCATCATCTGTCTGCCCACCTGTGACAGTGGCAATAGCTCCTGTACCAGTGCGGGCATTAAGACCAAAAACACTCGTCCCAACAGTCGGCGTCCTCATTGGGCCGCGACGGATGGCGATGTAGATTATAGTATCTCCGGAGCCGCCGTTATCAAAAGTAAAGCCTGTTGATGTCGGGCCAACTAATCCGAGAGCAGCTTCCGCAGCATTAGTGTTTGGTTGTAAACCAACAGTTGCTCCGCTGCGGTCAACCTGAAATCCTCGCATATTGTCAACAAGATTCCAGTTTGACGCCGCACTCGACGGCCTGAATAGAAGCCACTGTGGTTCATACCCAAGATTAACAGAAAGCGCAGAGCCTGTTGACGTAAAGCTCCCACAGCTAATCACATTATCCGTGCCAGCATTGCCAAACCCGCCCGCGTCGTGGGCGAAGATGTAGGCGACGTATGTGCCGCCGCTGGCGTTAACCGTGGTGTCTGTACCAATGCTAAACACGCTGCTGGTAGGCGTTGTGCTGTTCCAGCGTGTCGCGCCGGTTGCCACTGCTGCCGTGTTGTTCAGCACCATATATTGCGTGTTGGCGAGGCTGCGGTGGTAAACTTGCCAATTGCCTGATGTATCTGTTCGTTTAACAATAATGCAGCCGGGAACAGAGCCGAGATTATGAGTAATGGTGCGGTTAGCGCCTGTGCCAGTGTAGGTTACGATGTCAAAGAATTTTGGCTGCTCGCGGAAAGTCCAGGAAACGTAAGTTTTGGTGCTCCCGTTTACCTGAGCATTTGCATCAGAGCCAAGTGAATATCCGTTGCTGCTGAAGGATGTCAAAGAATTAGCCTGCGTTAACTGGCCGCTAACCAAGTCTGTGCTTAGTTTTAAGGTAGCGCCGCGAGCCGTGTCTTGCAAATTATGGCTGTCGGCGCTTCGAACCTTTGTCCAAACCAGCCCACCCTTTCCAGCTAGATCAATCCCATTTGTGATCGTCTGTACTGCGCCCGTGCCCGTGTAAAGCCACGTCGAGAACACGTCCTCGATGTAGGTTGTCGTCGCAGCAGACGAAACTTGAGTTGTATTTGCGCTAAACATTACAGGTAATTCTGCCCAGCAACTGAACCAAGCCAATTCGTACCATCAGCAGTGAACACGAATTTATCTCCTTTGCTGGCTGTCGCCGTGATCGTCGGCGCTGTTGAGGTTGGCCACTTCACCACAGCAGGCCACGTCACGGTTCTGGAGCCTGTCGCGTCTTGCTTGAGGAACATCATGAAGGATTGCCCAGCAGTGGCGGTCGGGAACGTGAACGTGCAGTTCCCCGTCAACGTCAGGATTTGGAATGTGCCGCCCGACAGCAAGACCGTATAGGACGTTGTGGTGTTGGCCGTGGTCGTCTCTTCGGTGTAGCCGTCATTCACGGTGACGGCAGAGACTGTTGGAGAAACAATAACGCTGCTGGCGTCCTTTATCACAGACCGGCCAGCCGGGTAGGTGATAAAGACGTTCTTCGTGCCAGCCGCGAAGTTTACCGCAGAACCGGCGTTGCTGGACGACAGGATGGTCGTACGAGCCAGTGTCGAGGGTGAGGTGAATGTGGCTAGCCCAACCTCCCAGTTAGCCCCGCCCTGGTCTGCAATCGTGTAGTAGGTCGTGTCTGCGCTGGACAGGACCGAGGCAAACGTCTGAAAGCCAGTAGCAGCCCCATCCAAGGTGAAGCTGCCGGTGCCGGTTGTGGTTGATGTTTCCTGAACGCGATCAGCGACAATGAACGCCATTTAATTGATCCTCACGATAGCACTAAGGTCAGTGATCTGCGGGAAGTTCAGGGTGAATGTGCCGTTAGATGCGTATCTGGTTACGCCAAAATCCAGAACGATACAAGCGGGATTGGTATATGTGTGCGCTGGGGTTGTGTTGTAGATCAACGCGCCGCGAGCAGAGATTGCCCCTGACCATGTAACGCTCTGGAATGAACACACTCCAGCTAGGTTATATTGGCTGGGTGTGATGTTGGTTAGAACCAATCCTCCAGCGGTGTAGCCAGCAACGACAATCTCGCCCGTCGATGTATACGCGGTCGTGGTGGAGTTCAGGTTGGCGTCCTCTGTGTAGAGGGCAACCTTAAACACATCACCGCCCGACGTGCGGAAATCATGAACGCCTTCCAGAAGCTGCTGTTTAAAGCTCGTGCAAAAGGCTTGGACAATAGCCATTGGAACCCCTTAGGTCGGCGCGATCCTGGGCAGATCGAGCCTAAAGTTATCA